CTAGAACAATCTGAAAAAGATAAAATGATTGATGAAGCAGAAGTAGCTTATGGTCAATTTTTAGATGCTTTAAAATGTGATTGGAGAAATGATCCAAACTCAATGGAAACCCCAAGACGTGTAGCTAAAGCATATGTAAATGATTTATGGGCAGGTAGATATACTGCAATGTCTCCTATTACATCATTTCCTTCTGATGGTTATGATGGAATTATTATTGAAAGAAATATTCCTTTAACATCAATGTGTTCACACCACCACCAAACAATTGGGGGGGTAGTTCATATTGGTTACATAGCAGGAGAAGGTGGTCAAGTAATTGGTTTAAGTAAACTAAATAGAATCGTTGAGTTATTTGGTCGTAGAGGAGCTATCCAAGAACAATTAACATCAGCTATTCATAATGCAGTATGTAAAATTACTGAAGGTAATAAAGGTGTTATTGTTACTATTGTTGGTACTCATAATTGTGTGAGTTGTAGAGGTGTAAAACACCAAGGAGCAGCTATGGTTACAACCAAAGCATCAGGAGTATTTAGAGATAATGATAATTTAGCAAGGAAAGAATTTTTTGACAGTCTGAAGATTAACAACGGAGGACATAATATTTAAAATAATAATAGTTATGAGTAAAAGTAATGTACCATTTGTAAATGAAGTAGAGGAATTTAATTCCACTATGGGTAAACCAAACAATTATGAACCTACAATCCCTGAAAAAAAGGAGTGGCAATTTGTTTATGATTTCATCCTCGAAGAACTCGAGGAATATAAACATGCTTGTGAAACAGGAGATATTGTTGAGATTCTTGATGCTTTATGTGATATTGCCTACGTTTCGTTGGGTAATGGAACTATGCTACATGGTCTTAAGGATAAGATATGGCCAGCATATCAAGAAGTACAAGGGTCGAATATGTCAAAGGCTTGCTCAAGCGAAGAGGATGCACAAGCGACCGTGGAGCTTAGATCAAAAGAGCAAGAGGAACCATGTCACTATGAGAAGGTTGGAAAATATTATATTGTCTATAGAACACGTGATAGAAAAGTGATGAAAAATATTAATTACTACCGCCCGGACCTTAAACAATTCTTTACTAAGGAAGAAATTAAAAATTCATAATTTTTATTAAATTGTGGATATGTATAATCGTATACAAATTTTCAATTATTAATTAATAAAAAACAAAAAAATTATGGCATTTAATCAACCAACGTCTAGCGCAAGAGCTACACAAAACTTCAATTACACCGCAGGAATAAACCCCTCTGATGTAGTAGGAGGAAGACTTAACGACATCGCTGCTTACTTAGGCGAAGTACAAAGAGCAAAATCATCAGCTACAATTACCATCCCATCCGGTATTGCAACAACTAATTTTGAATTAGCTAGTTTCATACCAGCAGGATCTTTAGTATCATCTTTAGGTATTTTCTTTACTGAAAATGTTGCTACGGCTGCAGGTACATTAGCAGTAGGATTTGGTAACGTCTCAGGAGATGTATCAATTGTAGCATCAACAGTATTAAATGGTCCAGGTGACAATTTTAATATTAACTCATTTACATCTACTTCAAGTAAACATAAAGTAGAACCTTCAGGTAATGCAATTGAATTTGCTGCTGGGTCAGAATTATGGTTTGGTAATGCATCATCATTATGGTTCCAATCAATAGTAGCTACAGGTGCATTAGATACACCAGTTGATGTTAAAATAGTAATGGAATATTTAGCAGTTTCAAACGTATAATATAACATTTCTTTAAAATAATTAGGGCTTAACTTGGAGACGGGTTAAGCCCTCATTATATTTACGTCTAAATAGGTTATAGATGTATAAAAAATGTTTTGCACAACGAAAAAAAGGAAATCAATTTTTGATTCACCTTTGGGAAGATACAGGTTATAGTAAAGTTGAATGGACTAATCAAGCTTATGTCGAGTGTGATGATAATCAATCTACTCACACAGGTCTAAATGGAGAATCTTTAAAGAAAATAGCAAATTGGAAGTCAGATAATTCTAAACTTCACTTCCATGATATGACCCCATACCAGAAATTTTTAGTAGAAAAATATGGGGTTAATGATGAACCTTCTACTACCCAAAAAGAATTTTTCTTTGATATTGAAACAGAAATGGGTGATGCTCTTACTGAAGATTATATCAAATCAGCTCCTAAAAAAGTAACATCAATTGCTTGGTACGATAAACAAGTAGATGAATGGGTTATTTTAATTTTAGACCCAAAATCTAAATTAAAACGAACAAAGGCTAAAACAAAGGAAATTATACCTTGTGCTACTGAAGAAGAGTTATTACTTAAATTTCTAGAACGATTTAGAGAAATTGATCCTGATATTGTGGTAGGATGGAATAGTGATTATTTTGATATTCCATATTTGTATTATAGAATGTGTAATGTATTAGGGCAAGATGTAGCACGTTATTTATCCCCAATAGGCTATGTTCGAGAAACCCCTTGGTTTAAGGATCAATATATCCAAATTGCAGGAGTTGAATCTTTAGATTATATGAGACTACATAAAAAGTTTAGTTGGAAAGATGAGCCATCTTTTAAATTAGATGTTATTGGTGAAAAATATGCAGGTTTAAATAAAATTGAATATGATGGGAATTTAGATAAATTATTTGAAGATGATCCACTTAAATTTATTCAATATAACTTTCGAGATGTTGAAATATTAAAAGTATTAGATGAAAAATTAGAATATTTATCATTAGTAAAAAACTTAGCTCATAAAGGTAAACATAATTATAGTGAAGTTTATGCTAATACAAAAACTCAAGATGGAGCAATTTCAGCTTACTTACTAAGTAAAAAAATAGTTCCACCTGCTAAAGATCGTAATCCCCTATCTAAAAAGAATTATGCTGGTGGTTATTTATTCTGTCCTAAGGCTGGTATTTACAATTATGTATTTGATGAGGATTTAACTTCACTATACCCTTCAATTATAATGACTATTAATATTGGTAAAGAAACTATGGTTGGTAGGATTATAGATGCTGACGACAGAAATAATCGTTTAGGGTTAAATGATTTAAAACGTAGGGATCCTGAAGAAGAATTTATAGTAGAGAATATTAAAAGAAGTAGAACAAAAGTTAATGTTGGTCGATTAATTTCTATGATAGAACAAAATGAACTATCAGTATCAGCTAATGGGGTATTATTTAACACAAATCGTGAATCAGTACTATCAACCATATTAAAGAAATGGTTTGATGAAAGGGTTTTATATAAAAACAAAATGAAAAAAGCATATAAAGCCGGGGATAAAGAGGCAGGTGCTGGTTTTCATATGAAACAATATACTATGAAGATTTTACTTAATTCATTATATGGCGCTACGGCTTTAGGGTCATTCCGTTATGGGAATGTTATATTATCTGAAGCTATAACGCTTAGTGGACAGCGAATTATACAGGAATCTGCACTAGCAGCTAATAGACATATGAATAAAGTAATGAAAAATGAAATAAAATTATGAAGCATTTAGAAGATACTCCTTGGTGGATTTGTGATCCTGAAGATACAAATTATGTTGCATACTCTGATACCGATTCAATCTATATACATGCAGAACCATTACTTAGACATTTATACCCTAACTTTGAAGAAATGTCAAGTGAAGAAAAAGATGATGTTTTAGAAGAAGCAGCTTTAAAATACCAAGATATTATTACTGACTCCTATAGTGATCTAGCATCAGATTGTTTTAATGCTAGAGGTAAACATAGACTTGAAATGAAAACTGAATGTGTGATCAGATCAGCTTATTTTAGAGCTACAAGAAGATATGCTCAGTGGATTACTAAACAAGAAGGAATTGTAAAAGAATCACTTGATGTAAAAGGTCTTGAATTTAAAAAAGCAAATTTCCCTCCAGTGTTGGGTAAATTTTTTCACAAGACCTTAGTTGATGTTTTGAAAGGAGAACAACAAGAAGAGATAGATAAAAGGTTAAAAAAATTCAAAACCCAAATATTAGATGGTACAATTCCTCTTACCGAATTAGGTAACCCAACATCCGTAAAAACATTAAATAAATATACTGAACGAAAAGCAAGGGCAGGAGAAATGTTTACAGTAGTAGCTAAAGGAGCTCCAGCAGCTGTAAGGGCAGTTATAAGATATAATGATTTACTTAATTTTTGGGGGTTAAACAAAACCCACCGTCAAATTGCTCAAGGTGATAAAATTAAATGGATTTACTTAAAACCAAACCCATACCAAATTGACGCAATTGCCTTTTTAGAGTGGGATTTGCCAGAAAAAATTCGTATGTTTATTGAGCAAAATGCAGATAGGAAAAAGATTTTCGAATCAATACTGCTTAATAAACTAGAAGGATTTTATAATGATTTAGGGTGGACTTTAAATTTAAACCCTTATAAAGAAATGTTTTTTAAATTTTAAATATGATAAATAAATTAACTGTACAAAGTATAATAGATAAATATTATCTAGGAACAAATGAATCCGTAAAATGGGTTATTGAAAATAACTCACTTAGTATTGATTTTATGACACCTACTAAAGATGTTATTGGTAAAGTAACTTGTAAAGATTTTGAATTAGAAGATAGTAACTTAGCAATTTACGATACTAAAAAACTAAACAGTTTAATTAGTATTTGTAATGGAGATTTACTTTTAGAACTAGAAAAAAGAAATGCAATTTATACTAAGCTAAAAATATCAGATCTTAATTTTAATCTCAATTATGCATTATCCGACCCTTTACTAATTGGTAAAGTTGGTGAAGTAAATGAAGCTGAGTGGGTTGTTAAACTAGATTTAACTCAAGAAGACGTAGTTAATATTATTAAAGCAAAAAGTGCATTAGCACAAATTGATAATATGTTAGTAACAACCACAACTAATTTAGATGGTGAAAATGTTGTTGAATTTGTATTTGGGGATGAATCAGGACATAATAATAAAATCACATATCAAGTATTAGGGGATGTAAAAGAAACAGATTTAAAACTACCATTTAATTCAGACACATTTAAAACAATCCTACAAGCTAACAAAGATATGGATGGTGGACAATTACTATTAAGCAGTATGGGATTAATGAGATTAAATTTTGATTTAGATAATATTTCTTCAAATTACTTTATGGTAAGGAAAGCAGAAACTGAATTTTAACATATGTATAATAAATTGACCTAAGGGCGCACGTTTTATTTTATTAATCGGTGATCGAAAGACACCACAAAACCAAATGATATGAGTACATTATTTTATGAACACACCCCATTCGATATTTTATATCGAAATTTTTTCAAAGCAGATGAGCAATATGCCCCTGCATTAAATTCCAAACAACCACATCCTCTAGACATCTACTACGATCAAGAAGGCATTTACTTCGAGATTGCGTGTACTGGTCTTACTAAAGAAGATATTAACATTGAGATTGAATCTGATGTTTTACGTATTTCTTATGATAAACCAAAAGATGAGGAACCAAAAGATCTATCAGGGTATATTTACCATGGTTTATCTAGAAAGTCATTTAGTTTAGGATATAAAATTGCTCCTAAATTTGACTTAACAAAAATAAATGCTGAAATGGAAGATGGATTATTAAAAATTGATATCCCACTTTCAAAAGAAGCAAAACCAAAAGCAATTAAAATCAAGTAACCTAAATGCGCCTTTAGGTTGGTTTATATTGATTCTCTTCGTATATTCACGTTATAAATAAAAAATAGTTATATGTCAAAAATTACAGATCCAAGGATGAAGCCCTATTACATAGGCAAAGATTCACACTGTTACACAGTATATGAAGTAGTAACTCCACAAGAAAAATATTTAGAAAAAGGTAGTGAAGGTAAAGATTATGAAAAACCTGTAGCCCACTATTCTAGCTTTGGTAATGCTTTGAAAAAAGTTATGAAAGAAAAACTTCATAATGAAACAGAAGAGTATACAAGTATCAAGGATTATATTGAACGATGGGAACAGTTACAAAATGAAATTACAGAAATTTTAACACAAAAACAATTATAATGAAATTAGAAGCACTATTTAATGCTGTTATTGTAAAACCAATAGAAGCAGAAGAAACACAACATGGTAATATCATTGTCCCAGATATGGGGAATGATAAAAACCAAACAGGAGAGGTTATAGCTGTAGGACCCGGCCAAAACACATTAATGGGAAAATTTAACCCAACAATCACTAAAGTAGGAGATGTTGTAGTATTACCTACACAAGGTTTTACTAAATTGCCATATGATGGTGAAGAATATTGGGTTGGGCCTGAAAATCAAATTTTAGCAAAAATTAACAAATAATAATAAAAAAATGGGAATGGATTATAAAAAAGAAATCAAATTTGGTCCGGAAGCAAGGGCTGAATTAATGGAAGGTATTAATACTTTAGCAGATGCTGTTGTCTGTACTTTAGGACCTAATGGTAGAAATGTATTAATTGACAATCAGGGTTATGGAGCAGTTGCTCCTCCAACACACACTAAAGATGGGGTTACTGTAGCCAAAAACATTACTGTGGATGGTTTAATTCCAAATTTAGGGGCTCAAATGGTCAAGACAGCTGCTATTAAAACAGCAGATAAAGCTGGAGATGGTACAACAACATCAACTTTACTAGCACGTGAATTAGTCAAAGCAGGATTATCATCTCTTAACAATGGTGAAAATGCTGTTGAGATTAAAAGAGAAATTGAAAATGCAGTTAAAGAAGTTGTTTCTGTTATTCAAAATAACATTAGTAAAGAAATTTCAAGTGAAGAACAACTCCAACAAATTGCAACAATATCAGCAAATAATGATATTGAAATTGGAAAACTTATAGCAACAGCAATTGAAAAAGTAGGACAGGATGGAGTAGTCCATATTGAAGAATCAAAATCTGGAGATACTTATCTTGAAACTGTAGAAGGAATGCAATTTGACAGAGGTTATAAATCACATTTCTTTGTTACAAACAACTCAGATATGTCTTGTACACTAGATAACCCATTTGTTCTAATTGCTGACCATAAATTCACACAAGTAAAAGAATTACTTCCAATTTTAGAAAGCGTTTCTAACCAAAATAGATCATTATTACTTATTACTGATGATATTGATGGTGAAGCATTAGCTACATTAATTGTCAATAAAGCAAGAGGAATACTTAAAGTATGTGCTATTAAAGCTCCTGATTTTGGAGATAGAAAAAAGCTAACACTAGAAGATATTGCTACCTTAACTGGGGGTACTGTTTTTGATAAAGATAAAGGTATGAAACTTGATAAGTTTTCATATGATTGGTTTGGAGAAGCTCGTACTGTTACTATTACTAAAGAACAAACTACAATTGTAGATGGTAAAGGAGCAGCTGAAGATATTGAAGCTAGAGTATCTGAATTACAATCTCAAATTGATAAAGAAGATACACCTTATATTATTGAACATTTGCAAAATCGATTAGCAAAAATGATTGGTGGGGTATCTATTATTCATGTAGGTGGTTTTACTGAAACTGAAGCAAGAGAAAAGAAAGATAGAGTTGATGATGCACTTCATGCTACTAAAGCAGCATTAGAAGCTGGAGTAGTACCAGGAGGAGGATCAACACTATTATATGCCTCTAATGGTTTAAATGGTAATAGTATAGGTGAAAAAATTGTAAAAGAAGCATGTAGAAAACCATTTACTCAAATCTTAGTTAACGCTGGTAAAACCAAAACTGAAGGAGAAATTATTGCTAATAAATTAATTGAGTCTGGTGATGGATATTGGGCAGGTTATAATGTTAAAACTGATGAAGTTGTAAATATGGAAGAAGCAGGTATTATTGATCCTTCTAAAGTTACAATCACAGCACTACAAAATGCAGCATCCGTTGCAGGTACTATTCTACTAACTGAATGTGTAGTTGTTGATCATGCTGACCAAAAATCTCCAACCCCAGACGGAAACGGACAATTTTAAACTATGGAAAAGAAAGTTGTTGAACACAATGAGTTGATTGCTACTAGAGTACCTCCTGGAGACAGGTGGTCTCTAGTTGGTGATCCAACTAAAGAAGTTTTTAATACTTTAACAGATGCCTTAGAAGCATTTTTCCATCAAACAAATTTTAATGGAGCTTTTAGATTAGATCCTATGAATAGTAAATTATATGCTATCCAATCATCAGAAATTGAGGTTAAAAAAGAAGCACCAAAAGTCTATGGAATGTATGGAGAATTTAGACAGGGAGTTTAAATTTGGTTTTTTAAATAAAAGTTATTATATTCACGTATGAATAAGAATCATAGTTTATTAGTAGAAAAGTATCGCCCCATTAATTTAGAAAATTATGTTGGGAATGAACATATTAAAAAAAGTATTAAACAATATCTAGGACAAAATGATATTCAAAATCTAATTTTTTATGGGCCTGCAGGAACAGGAAAAACAACTCTTGCTAAACTTATTGTTAAAAACCTTGATTGTGAGCATCTTTATATTAATGCCTCAGATGAACGTGGTATTGAAACGATTAGAGATAAAGTGTCAGGGTTTGCGTCATCAGCTAGTTTTAAACCACTTAAAGTGGTCATTTTGGATGAAGCTGATTTTCTTACTATACAAGCGCAAGCTTCTCTCCGTAATGTTATTGAAACGTTTTCGCGTACTACTAGGTTTATCTTAACTTGTAATTATGTAGAACGTATTATTGATCCGTTACAATCAAGGTGTCAAACCCTAAAAATTGTACCACCTAGTAAAGTAGATGTTGTTAGACATTTACAAAAAATTACTGAAAAAGAAAATATTAAATATCAGACTGTAAATGATTTAGCAATAATAGTTAATCAATTCTACCCAGATTTACGTAAATGTCTTAATACAATTCAGTTATCAACTCAAGATAATGAATTAAAGATTGATAAATCTATATTAGTATCATCTAACTATATGTCTGAAGTAGTTAGTGAACTATCAGGTAAAAAATCATGGAAAGGTATTAGACAAATTATAGCAGATGCTAATGTTCAAGATTTTGAAGAACTATATCGTTATCTTTATGATAATGCTGATAAATTTGCTCCTGGTAAAGAAGGAATGGTAGCTTATTATGTTAATGAATATTCATACCAATCTAACTTTAGAATTGATAAAGAAATTAATTGTATGGCCTTAATAAACCAACTGATTACTTTATAATGTACCCCAACAAAGAATACCATAACGAAAAACTTACATACACAAAACAAGGAGATTTACTAGATAGTAAAGGTTTACCTGTTATGATGGAGTGGGAAAGAGATATTATGGAACATGATGCTAGTATTATTTGTAAAAATGGTGGTGATATTCTTAATGTAGGTTTTGGATTAGGTATAATTGATAATTATATTCAATCTTATAACCCAAATTCACATTGGATTATAGAATCTCATCCTGACGTTTATAATAAAATAGTAAAAGATGGATGGTTAGATAAACCTAATGTAAATGTTATTTTTAAAACATGGCAGGAAGTATTAGAAGATTTACCAAAATTTGATGGTATTTATTTTGATACTTGGAATGAAGACCAATTCTTATTTGATGCGTATGCTAATAGAATTTTAAAAGAGGGAGGTATTTATTCATTTTTTAATAACCCAAGAACATCAGATAAAAAGTTAAACCCTTTAACCCAACAAATATTAAATGAAAACTTTGACATAATAACAAACCCTGTAGAAATTAAAGGACCTATAAAAAATGCTGAATCATATTTTGATAAGGACATTAAAACTTATTGGAGTCCTGAGTGTAGATTAAAAAAGAATGAAAAGATTTATTGAATTTGCTCTTATTTGGTATAGTCAACAGATGGCTATTCCATTTTGGATGATTGGACACGTTCATTTATCTTTGAATACATATCAAGACTTACATGAAATAATCGCTAGTGTAGGTTTAAATATTTTAGTAGCGATTGGATTTATAATAGATTTTAAACAAAATAGTAATAATAAAAAAAAGTAAAATGGCAGAACAACAACAACAAATGAATGTAGATGTTAAAAACACTACAATTATCCAAACCCCAGAAGGTGGGGTAGTTTTTCAACAAGGAGTATTACTTCGTAAAGTATCCAAATTTGTAGTAGGTGCTGATGAAGATGCATTAATGCCAATTCCAGTATTTTTTGATCCTTCAACCGGTAAAATACTTGAATCAACAGTACCAGCTGAACTTAGAGAAGAGTATAAAGATTATACACTTGCCTAATGAAGCTTTGGGATTGGTTAGATGAAATAACCGTTAAGAAAACACCAGCATCTCAATTCTCATCTGAGGATTGGGATAGCTGGAATTCTTACATGGTTCATAGATTTATGTCTATGGGGAAGAATAATATAGAAATATCTAACATGGCACAAAGATTCTTACCTACAGATAAAATAGGAATTTATAATTTTTATTGTAATATGATTCCTAGAAAAAAAGTATGGAATAAGTATATTAAATCTGGAGTTAAGGGTAAAAATAAAGAATTAGTTGAAGTAATAGCTAATTATTTTGAAGTTGGATCCCACGAAGCAGATGATTATATTGATGTTATAGGTAAGGATGAAGTTAAAAATATCCTTAAATCTATAGGAATAGAAAAAAAGGAAATAACTAAATTATTTAAAACATGACAACAGAACTATTTAATATGCTTAAAACATCAGCTGAAGCTGATAGAGCTAAAGCATTATTATCACTAGATTTATTAGGAAACAAAGCAACAGGTATTGGAGACCATTCAACAGAAGATTTTTATAAAAATGCTGAAGAAGCACTTATAAAATTAGTAGATGCTGATGATCGACTTAATACTTTAAAAATTTACTTTAACAACAAAACAGTAATATAATGGGAAGTACAGTAGAAAAATATTATGACCAAAAGTCTGCAGAAAAATCTACAATTACTACGGAAACAACAAATACTATAGAGATATTTCAAAGTGAGTATCCTGAACTATCTGATGAGTTTATTAGAATTCAAGCAGAAATGTATGAAATGTTTGCTCGTAAACATATGGATTATGGTTTAAACAATATTGCCTTAGGTGGTGACATATTAAATAATAATGATGATAAAAAGTTTTCATTAACAGGTTTAGCTATTAGACTTACAGATAAAATATCACGTTTGAAAAATCTTTTAGTTAATGGAAGAAATTTTGTAAAAGGTGAAGGAATGGAAGATACATTCATTGATATAGCAAATTACGGTATAATTGGTCTATTAGTAGGCCGCGATAAGTGGAAAAAATAACATGGCTAGAAATACAAGATTAGTTAGTATAAAAGGGTGTCCTATGGTAATATTTGAAGCACCTGAATGCATTTCAGATGAAATTGTTAAGTACAACAATTTTTGGGAATATGAAGTATTTGATAAATGGAAACAACACTTTCCAAAAGAAGGATTAATGTTAGATATAGGAGCTAATATTGGAGGACATTGTATACAATTTCACCACCATTTCCCTAATTTAAAAATATGGGGTTTTGAACCGTATCCTCCTAATTATGAATTATTAAGAGTAAATGTTGAAAATCTTCAAAATGTTCATAGTTTTTCTTTAGGAGTTGGAAGTGGAAATTCTATGGTTCACTTTGGAAATGAATATTCTAAAAATTGTGGATCTGTAATGGTAGTAAATCCGGATGAAAATTGCTTTACTAAACCTTACTCTAATTTTGTTATAGCTTTAGATACCATTAAATTCCCAGAGCCTGTCAAATTTATTAAAATTGATATTGAAGGTCATGAATATTCAGCTTTTGAAGGTGCTAAAGAATTATTATTAAGAGATAAACCTTTAGTATGGTTAGAAGATCATGGTCAACCTTTAGGTGAAGGAGATTCAATTAAATATCTAGAAGGATTAGGATATAAAATGTTAGATAGTTATTTAGAAAGAGACGATAAATCGTCAACATCCTCAGACTTTTTAATGTACCATCCAGACAATGTTTGGTATAAATAATTAGGATACTCAATAATATTTTCGTATATTTACGTCAATAAAATACATAGTTTTGGCTAAAAAAAAATTACCTGTAATAGTTAGAGATATAAGAGAAAATCCCCCAACACCCGTTAATTTTGGTGTTGAAAAAAATATCTCATATTCTCAATTATCAATGTTTACTCAATGTCCTAAAAAATGGTCTCTACAATATAGAGATGGTCATAAAATAAGTGAACAAAGTATTCATATGACTTTTGGTACAGCCCTACATGAGGTTTTACAACATTATTTAGATGTAATGTATGCCAAAAGTGGTGCAGAAGCAGATAGGATTGATATTAATGAATTATTTGAAGATACCTTAAGAGAATGTTATGCTAAAGACTATAAAAAAAACAAAAATCAACATTTTAGCACACCTGAGGAGTTAAGAGAATTCTATGAAGATGGGAAAGCTATATTAGATAATTTTAAAAAGAAAAAAGGTGGTTATTTTTCTAAAAAAGGGTGGTATTTAGTAGGTTGTGAAATACCAATAGTTATGGCGCCTAATTTACGTCTTAACCGCGTTAAATACATGGGTTATTTAGATATCGTAATGTATCATGAACCAACGAATACATTTAAAATAATCGACATAAAAACGAGTACAAAAGGTTGGAATAAGTACACTAAAAAGGATGAATCCAAACAATTCCAATTAATACTTTATAAGTACTTTTTTAGTAAACAATATAATATTCCAATTGAAAATATAGAAATTGAATTTTTTATTGTTAGAAGGAAAGTTTATTTAGATGGTGAATATCCTCAAAAACGTATACAAACATTTGTACCTGCTTCTGGTAGAAATAAAGTAAACAAAGCTACTAAAAATTTAGATGATTTTATAAATAGAGCATTTAATTTGGATGGCTCATATAAAGATACTACATTTATGGCAAAACCAAGCAAATGGAATTGTACATTTTGTCCTTATAAAGAAAATAAAGAACTATGTAGCGCAGTTGGTAAATCTTTATAATCTGCATATATGTATAGACAAATATATTAAAAAATAATAATTATGTCACAAACAAAAGAAATGACACTTACGAGTGTAAAAGTAAAAAGCAATTTATTCGAAAATTTTAAAATAGAATGTGTAAAACGGAAATTTAGTTTCCAAAAACTTGCTGATCGAGCTATATTCTTATATCTTACAGATGAAGATTTTAGGAAAAAAATTAATAATCAAACTAACTTAGAAATTAAAGACTAAAACAAAAATGAAAGAAGGTTATATTAAACAAGATAATAGAAAGAAAATTCTATTGTTAACTGATGATATTAGAGTACATTCAGGTGTTGCGCAGATTGGTAGAGAAATTATTTCAAAAACTTCTCATCGTTATAATTGGTGTCAATTAGCAGGATCAGTCCAACATCCAGAAAAGGGAAAAGTACAAGATATATCAGCAGATATTAACAAACAAGAAGGGATTGAAGATACTTATTGTAAGTTATATCCCGTAGATGGTTATGGAACTAGTGATATTTTAAGGGAAGTTATTAAAATAGAAAAACCAGATGCAATTCTTTTAATTACAGATCCAAGATATTTTAATTGGGTTTTTCAAATGGAAGATGAAATTAGAACTAAAATTCCAATTGCTTATCTTAACATTTGGGATGATATGCCTGCCCCCCAATATAATGAGGAATTTTATGAATCTTGTGATGCTTTATTTGGTATTTCAAAACAAACTACAGCAATTAATAAAATTGTTTTAGGAGATAAAGCTAAAGATAAAATTATTGAATACATCCCTCATGGTTTAGATAATAAAAAATTCTTCCCAATGGTAGAAAAAGATGAGGAGTTTACAAAGTTTAAAAATCTACTAACTAAGGGTGTAGAAAAAGACTTTATTTTACTTTTTAATTCAAGAAACATTAGAAGAAAATCTATCCCAGACGCTATTGCAGCTTGGAAATTATTTGTAGATACATTAACTAAAAAAGAAAAAGAAAAAGTACAATTTATTTTACATACAGACCCTGTAAGTGATGCTGGAACAGATCTACCAGCAGTAATAGATTATATAATGGGTGAAGATGATGAAACTGTAGTAATTTCAAACCAAAAACTCCCACATACTCATATGAATTATCTTTATAATATGGCTGATGGGGTTATATTATTATCTTCAGCTGAGGGTTGGGGATTAGCATTAACTGAATCTTTACTTACAGGAACACCTATTATTGCTAATGTAACTGGAGGTATGCAAGACCAAATGAGATTTGTTGATGAAAATGGAAATTGGTATACTAATTCAAAAGAAATACCATCAAATCAATTTGGTACATATAAAGAGCATGGAATATGGGCACTACCAGTTTTTCCAAAAGCAGTAGGTATGGTAGGTTCACCTATGACACCTTATATTTGGGATAGTAGATGTGATTTTAGAGATGCTAAAGATAGAATTATTGAATTATACAAAATGCCTAAAGAACAAAGATTTACGCAAGGTAATGCTGGTAGAGAATGGGCTTTAAGTGATGAAGCTGGGTTTACAGCTGAACATATGGGTAATAGATTTATTGATGGAATGGAAAAATTATTTTCAACTTGGATGCCTAGAGAAAATTTCACATTTTGGAAAGATACAGATTACAAATCAAGAAAACTTAATCATAAATTAGAATATTAAATGAAGAATACATTTGTTATAAGCGCTCCAGTTGATACTTACTCAGGTTACGGAGCCCGAAGTAGAGATTTTGTGAAAGCATTAATTGAGTCAGATAAATATGATATTAAAATTATCCCTCAAAGATGGGGAGATACTAGAAAAGGATTTTTAGATGATTTTCCAGAATGGAACTTTATGAGAGAATATCTCACCCCTCAACTAACGTCAAAACCCGATATTTGGTGTCAAGTAACAGTACCCAATGAATTCCAAGCTGTAGGCATATATAACATTGGTCTAACGGCAGGTATCGAAACTACAGCATGTGCCCCTCAATGGATTGAAGGGTGTAATAGAATGGATATGATACTTACATCCTCAAACCATTCTAAACAAGTATTCGAAAATACTTCATTTGAGATACAAGATAAAAATACAGGTAAAAAAGGTGAATTAAAATGTACTACCCCAGTAAACGTATTGTTTGAGGGAGCTAATTTAGAAATTTATAAACCGGTTAAAGAATTCACAAATAAAAAGTTATATGATCATATTAAGGATATTCCTGAGAAATTTGCTTATTTATTTGTTGGTCATTGGTTACAAGGAAGTTTAGGGCATGATAGAAAAAATGTAGGTTTATTAATTAAAGCTTTTTATGAAGTATATAAAAATAAAAAAAATTCACCGGCATTAATTTTAAAAACCTCAATAGGGAAGGGATCACATATGGATAGGAGAGAAATACTTAAAAGAATGAAAAGTATTAGAGATACTCTCCCAAAAACAGACAGATTACCTTCAATTTATTTAATTCATGGGGATCTATCAGATGCTGAAATTAATGAATTATACCACAACCCAAAAGTAAAAGCTATGATTAGTGCTACTAAAGGTGAGGGATTTGGAAGACCATTATTAGAGTTTGCTTTAACAGGTAAACCCACAATAGCAACAGCTTGGTCAGGCCATATTGATTTTTTAAATCCTAAATTAGCACCTTTAATGGGGGGTAAATTAAATAACTTAGATCAATCATCAATACAGAAAGATGTACTTATTGAAGGTTCACAATGGTTTGATGTAGACCATCAACATTTGGGTCACTTCTTAACAGATGTTAAGAAAAATTATAAAACTTGGAATCAAAAATCAAAAACATTAGCTGGTAGATTAAAGAAAAACTTTAGTTATGAAGCTATGAAATCTTTATTAATTGAGATTTTAGATGATAATGTTAGTGTTCCAACACAAATTCAATTAAACCTCCCAGAAGTTAAAAAATCTGGATTACCTAAATTAGAATTACCAATACTAAAATAAAATGGACGATTTAAAAACGTGTGATAGATGTGGCTCAGATGCTTGCTATGTACAAGAAGTAAATGAAAAAATAAAAAATTACCAATGCTATGGTTGTGGTTTTATTACTAATAGCTTATTAGTAAAAGATACTGAATTTTTTGAAGAACAAATGGAATTACTCCCAAATCTTTATAAAGAATTAATGGGTGAGGATGATGATGGTAAAATTTGGATGCCTTCAACAGTTAATATGCCTACAAAAGGAATGATATTTGCTAATGGTAAAAGTATTGAAAATTGGAAGTGGGCTGCTGTATTAGCTATACCCGTAAAGGACGAAGAAAAAGAAAAATATCCAATACCAAATAAGGAAGGGGAATTTTATGAGTGGAGAATGGATATGAATAATGTAAAGGAATTCCCAGAAACAGATTATATAGAAGCTTTAGATTATATTGGAATTTTTAACCCTGAGAATTAATGAAAGTATTAGTAACAGGTGGTGCAGGTTTTATTGGTCACAATTTAGTATGGAGACTTTTAGATGAAGGGCATGAAGTTCAATCATTAGATAATTATTCTACAGGTACAGTTAAAAATGAAGTTGATGGTTGCAAATATTGGCATGGTGACATTTCAACAATAACTAATCTTAATAAAGATTTTGATTTAATATTCCACTTAGCTGCTCAATCTAGAGTACAACCTTCATTTGATAATCCAACTAAAACGTTTAGGGTAAATGTAGAAGGAACTGAAACTGTGTGTAAATTTGCTCTTGATATAGGAGCAAAAGTAGTATATGCGGGTTCATCTTCAAAACACCATAATCCAGCAACTTCACCCTATGCTATGTACAAATACTTAGGTGAGGGAGTATGTAATTTATATAAAGAATCATTTGGGGTAAATATTGAGGTTTGTAGATTTTACAATGTATATGGTCCCGGTGAAGCATTAGATGAAAAAAATGGCAATGTAATTGGTATTTGGAGATCTAGGATATCAAGGGAATCTCATATTGAGATTGTTGGGGATGGAGAACAAAAAAGAGATTTTACTCATGTGGATGATATTGTAGATGGATTATATAGAATTGGTTTATCTAATTTTTATACAGGTGAAGCTGATTTTCAAAGGCCATCATCAATTAAAGCTTGGGAATTAGGGACTGGAGTTAATTATTCTATTAAAGAATTAGCAGAAACTTTCCAAAATAAAACAGGCTGCGCCATTAAATTTACTACAGACCAACCAGGTAATTATAGAAAAACTTTATGTACTGATACTACAGCACAGGATATTTTAGGTTGGAAACCTAAAGACCAATTATTATATTATATTAATAATTTAAAATTCTAAATGAAAATAAGCTACGCTATAACAGTTTGTAATGAAGCTGTAGAAATACAAAGATTAATATCATTTCTCCTAGAAAATAAAAGAAGTGAAGATGAAGTAGTAGTACTATTTGATTCTAAAAACGGAACTAACACTGTTGAAGAATATTTAAGATCTCATTCTATTAATGGTGAATTTATTTGGCATAAAAAAGAATTTGAAGGACATTTTGCTGATTGGAAAAATTATTTAACTTCTTTATGTGATGGTGATTTTATATTTCAAATTGATGCTGATGAAATACCCCATCAAACTTTAATTGAATACCTCCCAGAAATTATTGATAGTAATCCTAAAAATGAAGTAATCAGAGTACCAAGGGTAAATACAGTACATGGTTTAACTGAAGAATATGAAAGACAGTGGGGTTGGAGAGTAAATGCTTTAGGTTGGGTTAATTGGCCTGATTTTCAATGGAGAATTTATAAAAATCACCCTAAAATTAAATGGGTTAATAAAGTACATGAAGTATTAGAAGGTTATGATACATGGTCTAACCTAAATGAAGTTGAAGAATTTGCTTTATACCACCCAAAAGATATAGAAAGACAAGTAAAACAAAATAATTATTATAATACCCTCTAATATGAAAATAGGAATAATAGGACAAGGTTTTGTTGGTAATGCAATTTATCAAAAGTTTAGTAAATATTATGATGTTAAAACATATGATATTAAAGGTATGATTCATTGTAATAGTAGTGAACAAGAAACATTAGATAACGAAATAGTATTTATATGTTTACCAACACCAATGAGTGCAGAAGGTAATTGCCATACAGATATCGTTGAAGCAGCTATTAAACGTGTATTTGAATTTGGAGTTGCTAAAACAGTAGTTATTAAATCAACTGTACCCCCAGGTACGTGTGCAAAATGGAATAAGCAATTTAATTCACTTGATGTTGTATTTAATCCTGAGTTTTTAACTGAAGCAAATGCTGTGCAGGATTTTGAAAACCAAACTAGAATTATATTAGGAGGACCAAGACCTGCTACTACTAAATTAAAACAACTATATTCTAAAGTATTTCCTAAAGCAGCTATTGTTAAAACAGATTCATCATATGCTGAAATGGTCAAATATGTTACTAATAGTTTTCTAGCAACTAAAGTATCATTTGCAAATGAAATGTATCAAATATGCGGTGCTTTAGATATTGATTATGATAAAGTTGTAGAATATGCTACATATGATGAAAGATTAGGTAAATCACATTGGAATACACCAGGACCTGATGGAGACTTTGGATATGGTGGGCATTGTTTCCCAAAGGATGTTAAAGCATTAATTCATTTAGCAGAAGAATTGGAATTGCATCCAACTATGTTAAGAGCCACCGATAAGAAAAACAATGTGGTTCGAAAAAATAGGGATTGGGAAAAAATGAAAGGAAGAGCAATTATATAATTATTAAAAAAATGGACAAACAAAAAACAGTATTAATTACAGGAGTAGCAGGACTACTAGGAAGTAGATTAGCAGATTGGATTATTGAAAACAAACCAGAATATAAAGTAGTAGGTATTGATGATTTAAGTGGTGGTTTTGAAGAAAACATTAACCCAAAAGTAGATTTTTGGACAATGAACCTTACAGAACATCCAATTGAAAATTGTTTTGAAGTAAATAATTTTGATTATGTATTTCATTTTGCTGCTTATGCTGCTGAAGGATTATCTCCATTTATTCGTTGCTACAACTATGATAATAACTTAAAATCTACAGCCCGCATAGTTAATGAGTGTATAAAACACGACGTTAAAAGACTGGTATTCACGTCAACTCTCGCAGTATATGGGCATGGTGATGGTGGAATATTTGATGAATCCCAAAGACAATCTCCAATTGATCCTTATGGTGTAGCTAAATATGCTTGTGAAATGGATATTCAAATTGCTGGAGAACAGCATGGTTTAGATTGGTGTATTGTTAGACCCCACAATGTATATGGTATTAAACAAAATATTTGGGATAAGTATAGAAATGTATTAGGTATTTGGATGTATCAACATTTAAATGGTATGCCTATGACCATATTTGGTGATGGTGAACAAACACGAGCCTTTAGTTTTATAGACGATTCTCTTGAACCTTTATTTAATGCTGCTGTTAGACCCGAAGCTAGTAATGAAATTATTAATTTAGGGGGTATTGAAGAAATTTCAATAAATGATGCTAATAAGCTTTTATGTAAAGTAATAGGTGAAGATGCTGAAGTTCAACATTTAGAGGGTAGACATGAAGTAAAACACTCAATTCCAACTTACCAAAAATCAATAGATATATTAGGGTTTAAATACAAAACCTCAATGATTGATGGTTTAACCCAAATGTGGGAATGGGCTAAAGAACAACCTATGAGAAATAGATTTGTATGGCCAAGTTATGAATTAGAAAAAGGAATATATAGTTTTTGGAAAAATGAAACTAAAAAATCTAATAAATAAAAGCCATTATTGTACTATAGGCCATATAGGCAGTGAAAGCGATCTACAACTCCATGAAAGGTACATACTATACAATCTCCCAGTACTAAAAGAGTACAAGGGTCATATAGTAGTAACTAACTATTCAGGAAATTTCCGAAAAGAAAATAATACTTTGTGGAAAAAGTACTTCCCAGATTGTATAATTTTAGATTTGGGAATGAATAGGGGCCATTCATTTGGGATAGCAGACCAGGAAAATGCTATAATTGATTATTGTCACGCTAAAGATATAAAATGGATATGTAAATCTTCTTATGATGTAGTATTCCAACCTACCATATTAGATATTGAAATTGATGATAGTGAATTTTATTATATGAATGGTATTGGTTTTGGGGGAATGGAAAAATATAATTTTGATTTAGATAAAATAGCTAAAGAAGATTTTTATCCACAAACAAACTTTTATTTTATAGATACGACTAAAGTAGATTATCTCTACGATAAAGAATATGTTGATGATACTTACAATTTTATTCAAAATTTAGAAAATTATAGTGGTAGAGTCTGGGAATATATTGAAGGATGGACTTGTGAAGATTTTCTAAAAGAATGTGTAATTAGAAATAATCTTTCAAAATATCATTTGGTTTCTAATAAAAGTTATCGTATATTATTGGAAACAATAAAAAAACAACAAATACACGATTGTAGTCACAAAAACATCATGATAGAAGGAATATGTCATTTCCAACATCTTAACCAAAATATTTTAATTATATGATAGTAAATTTAGAACAACTAGTAAATGATCTTTACAGAACCCCATCGGATATTAATGAACATATCCCTACAATAATCAAATTATCTCAAGAATGTGACCATATTACAGAAATGGGTGTAAGAGGAATTTTTTCAACTTGGGGGTGGTTAGCAGGTATGCCCAAAAAAGGTTTATATTGTTATGATCTTTTAAATCCTGATAAATGGGGGGGAGATATTAATAATGTTTATGATACTGCTGAAGCATTAAATATTCCTTTTAAATTTACACAAGCTGATGTATTGGAAATTGATATTGAAGAAACAGATTTATTATTTATTGATACCTGGCATCGTTATGAACAATTAACAGAAGAACTAAAAACACACTCAGATAAAGTAAAAAAATATATCTGTTTTCATGATACTACAACTTATGCTCATCGAGGAGAAGCAATGTCTTCTGAAGGTGGTGAAAATTGGCATGGTAAGCCTTTATCAAAAGATAAAGGTTTATGGGATGCTGTTACTGAATTTTTAGATAATAATAAAGATAGTTGGGAATTAGTTAAAAGATATGAAAATAATAATGGGTTTACAATTATAAAACGTAAATGAAAGTAATATATAGAATATCAGACGCAGGCTATAATAAAATAAAACCAGACTATATCAATAATGAAAAATGTTTGGCAAATGCTATAAAAGTATTTAAAGATGCTGAGTGGTCTGTAATTGCAGACAATATATCAGAAGAGACTAATAGTATGATTCAACAATATATACCCCGCAGTTATATTTACTATGTTAATGAAGGTAATGGTGCCCGTACATTTAATATAGCTTTAGATGAAGCTATAATGAGTGATGATGATGATGAAATTATTTATTTTTTAGAGAATGATTATTTACATAAACTAGATTCACAAAAAATATTAGAAGAAGGATTTAAGTTAGGGGCATCATTTGTATCACTATATGACCACCCAGATAAATATTTACCGCCTAATAAAGGAGGAAATCCTTATTGTGAGGGTGGAGCTGAAGACACAAGAGTATATTTAACTGATAGTTGTCATTGGAAGATTACAAATAGTACAACAATGACATTTGCTGCTAAAGTATCTACTTTAAGGGTTAATGAAGATATTATACGCAAACATACTAATACTGCTCACCCTAATGACTTTGGTATGTTTTTAGAATTAAGAGAAAAAAATCAACTATTAATAACTTCAATCCCGGGTTATTCAACTCATGGTGAAACACAGTGGTTATCACCATTAAATGATTGGAAAAAAACATCAATTTAGAATAAAATATGATCAGCATAATAATACCAACTTACAGGAATCCTGCTTACTTAGATCTATGTCTATTTTCAGCAATCGATCAACAAGGTTTTGATAATGAAATAATTGTTGTTGTAGATGGTTTTATTGAAGAAAGTCAAGAAGTACTAGACAAATACAAAGATAATATTAAAGTATTGGATTTGGGTGAAAACCAAGGAATGCAACAGGCCCTTAATTTAGGGGTTATGAATGCTACCAATGAACTTATTTTAATAGTAAATGATGATAATGTTTTTTGTAAAGATTATGATTTAGCTGTATTAACTATATCTGATAAAGAAAAAACAGTATTGACTTTAAACCAAATTGAACCTATAGGACCCGGTATATTTCATTTCCCAGTTAATAACTTTGGAAGAAACCCCAGTGAATTTGAATATGATGAATTTATTAAGTATGAAAATGTAATTAAAAAAGATGAATTAACTCTTGATGGGGGTATTTTTCCATTCGCGATGCATAAAAAATATTATATGGCAGCTGGAGGATTTGATACAATGTATCAATCCCCATTTATATGTGATTGGGATTTCTTTCTAAAATTAGATTTGATGGGTTTAGGATTTGTTAGAACTCATAATGCTCATTTATATCATTTTGGAAGTACAGCGACTAAAAATGGTAAAGAAAGTGAAAAATTTAGAGCAACAGAAAGCCCAGCTGCTGAAATGTTTAAATATAAATGGGGAATGGTTCCTAACCTATATGAAAACAATTCTCACCGTCCTAAAGGTGTTCGTATTAAAGGAATTATATTTTAAATATTTATAATCGAACCTATAAAACCATGCTAAAGATGAAAGAAAAAGATAAAATGGATAAAGTAGTTAAAAGAGAGGTTGTAAATATAGAATTAGATTGGGATAATGAACAGGATTTAATTGAGTTGGGGGATAACGAAGTATTTGTTGATTTTATACTAGAAGAAAGTTTAAAAGCAATAGTTGATGCTTTAAAAAATAATAAAGAGAAGGCAGAATTATTTAATGTGTTTAATATGTCTGTTATTATAGAATTAAAAAAACCCCAATTTAAAACAGTTTTGGAAAAAGTCAACCGTATGCTTATTAAAAATGAAGAATACGAAAGATGTAATGAGTTGAAAAAATTAATAAAAAAACATAACTTATGAAAAAATACAAATATTACTCTTTAAACGATAAAACTAAAGAAAAAATAGGAAGTTGTTGGGCTGAAGATATAAATGAAGCATTTTTAATAGCTAGTAGAATGAAAAAATTACCTTTAGACCAATTCAAAAAATTATTCACAGTCGAATTAATATAATATGAATACAGGGAATGATGGATTAAAAAAACTATTTAAAATAGTTCTGGGTACAGAAGTTAATATTAAAGATAATATTGATGTAACTGAAGAATTAGTATTTATAGGATTAATTACAAGGTTAGAAGAATCCGAAAAAATGGAACATACCGTGTTTCAAACTAGCGGTATAGATTTAAGTAAAGTAACAGATGGGTTATGGTTTGTTATAGAAAATCAAATGAGAATGTTATATGGTCCTGAAGCATCAGAATTGATTCAATGGTACATATATGACAGATTTAACCCTGATGGTAGTATAGTACCTTTAGAAGGTCCCCATGAAAAATTATTTATACTTAAGGAGCCAAAAGATTTATGGTCTTACATAAGATACAAATCCATAAAATAATTTGGATATCTAACATCCTTTTCGTATATTTACACGTAAATAGTTTATAATTATAGTGTAAATTAAATATAACTTTAATGAAATTAAAAATGATATCATGCATCGCATGTAAAGAACCTATGCCTGAATTAAGGTTAACTAAATATGGGTATAAATCATGCGTAGAATGCTCGACTGTAGGCGCATATAAGGCAGTAAGCATGCAACACGGCAAAGGTGACCACACATGGAATGATATCCAAATTATGACACCTGAACAAATGGAAAGGTATAGTAAAGTTGAAAAACAAAAAGCAAAATTAGATTCATATAATAATTTAGATGCCTAAAGCAAGACCACTTACTAAAGAACTTATTCTAGCTGCAATGGCTAAGACAAAATCAAACATGGCAGCTGCTAGATATTTGAATTGTTCTTACCAGCATTATAAAAAATGGGCTAAGTTCTATGAAAGTGAAACTCATGATAGTTTATTTGAACAACATAAAAACCAATCAGGTAAAGGCATACCTAAATTTTTAAGAATTGGTGGGAAAGAACCGGCATTGTTAGATATCATTGAAGGGAGAGCAAACGCATCATCTTTCACTCCAGCTAAGATTAAATATAGACTTATTACTGAGGGGTATTTGGAAGAAAAATGTGCTAATTGTGGTTTTGAAGAACGTAGGGTATTAGATTATAAAATGCCTTTATTATTACATTTTAAAGATAATAATAAAAAAAATTATAAGTTAGATAATATAGAATTGTTATGTTACAATCATTACTTTTTAACAGTGGGTGATATTTTTAGTGATAAACAGGTAGAAGGTATTGAAGATCATAAACCAGTAAATCAAGGGAAGGTGGAATGGGAAGTTGATGATTATCATCTTCAACGTTTAAAAGAATTAGGGTTAGACCCAAATGATGAGGATGAATATGATATAATTTCAAGAATATAATGGCTAAAAAAACAAGAAATATTAAAAGGTCAAAACATGACAAACTTGTTAATGACTATGATAAACAAAAAGAAAAACATCTAGAACGTTTAGCAAATAAAATGTTAAAAGATGAAGATAAAAAGGAGAGATTAAGAAGTAAAACAATTAAAGGAGATTTTTTAAACAAATTTTAAGTTATGAAACTATTTAAGTACAATGAAAGCCAATTGAAGTATGAACCTTTTAGTTCAACATCAATATTTTTAAAATTAGCAATAATATTTTTTAGTGCCTTCCTATTTTTAGGATTAGCTAATTCCCCTGTAGTAGAATATGTAATTGAAACTGAAGATATACTTTTAGTAGAGACAACAGATGAATTTAGTGAGGACAAATTAATAGAAAATATTCAAAAATTAAATTTCAAATTTCCTCATATTGTGTTAGCTCAGTCAATTCTAGAAACAGGACACTATGATTCAAAAATATTTAAAGAGAATCATAATTTATTTGGTATGAAAGAAGCACGAGTTAGACTTAATTTAGCTAAAGGTACTCAATTTGGTCATGCTTATTATGAAAGTTGGGAAGAGTCACTTACAGATTATGCTTTATGGTATTCAACATATGCTTATAAATGTAAAACAGAAAAACAATTATATAAATTATTAGATAAGCAATATGCTGAAGCCGCGGCATATGTATCAATGTTACAAGAAATAGTATTGATTAATAACTTAAAAGAAAAATTCGAATAAAATGGCTAAAATGGTATCATTCACCCACAGGGGGAGTGCAAAGAAAAAGCGTCCAGGTGTTCACGCTAAAACAAAAACATCAAAATCAAAAAATAGTGTTAATTATAGAAAGGCCTATAGAGGGCAAGGTAAAATTTAAAAATGTAGAAAGATTATGTCAAAGAATTCAATGAAACAAACAGTAGACCAGAGTATGTTGTGGAGAAACTGGATGATTAATAAAGGAAGTCTGAAAATTGTAAAAAAATCTAAACCACTATATACTGTAAACAGATAAATGTTAAAAACACCAACCAACCATTTTGAACACTTTGATGATGAAATATTATTGGAAATGGCAATGTTTTATCCAATACAGTTAAGAAAAATGTGTGTATTAATTAGTTTAGACCAACAATTGGAAAAGGAAAGTTATGAAAAAGTTAAAAGTAGTAGTAGTAGGGGAAACTTGTGTTGATAAATTTATCTATTGTAAAATTAATAGATTATCTCCTGAAGCACCTGTACCAGTTTTAATACCAACCCACACTGAAGTAAACCCAGGCATGTCAGGAAATACTTGTGCTAATATTAAGGCATTAGATCCAAGCTCACAAGTTATACATTTTTCAAACTTAAAACAAATAACTAAAACTAGGTATGTTGAAGGGAAAACAAACCATATGTTTTTAAGAGTTGATGAAGGTGATAGTAAAATTGAATCTTTTAAGTGGAGTAATGACTATAAACATTTTATTAAAGAAGCTGATGTTGTTATCGTAAGTGATTATGATAAGGGATATTTAACAGATTTAGATTTAATAAAAATTGCTACACATTCAAGACTATCTATCCTAGACAGCAAACGTAAACTTACAGATAAAGTTATAAATTCTTTTAATTTTGTTAAACTAAATGAAGAAGAATGGGAAAACAATTATGGATTAGATGATAAAAATATTATTGTAACTTTAGGTGCTAAGGGTTCAATGTACATGGGAGAAATATTCCCATCTAATAACCCACAAGAAACAATTGATGTTAGTGGTGCTGGTGACACATTTACAGCTGCATTTGCTATATCATATGTAACAGCCCCATCTGTTCCTAATGCTATTAAATATGCTAATACAGTGGCGTCTAAAGTCGTTAGTAAACGAGGAGTAAAGACTCCCGCATAAATATTTGGAGAAGCAAAAGAAGGTTCGTATATTTAGGTATAAATAAAGGTAACGCATATGGCACTCTGGAAATTTTCAAATTTAAATAAATACGGAAACATTAGGTCTAGGATTATTTATAGACCTGATGGTGAAGCATTTGGTTTTAATCCTAAAGGATTTGGTCCCTTTGTTAATGTACAAAGGTTCAAATATGAACATAAACATGAAATTATACCTCCGTCATTAGTAGAATCAAATGGTAAAATGTATATTGTACCAACATGGAAAGAAGTTGATCCAAACACTACTTTAAATGATATTCAGTGGATTAGACCAAAAGTTAAAGTAACTAAATCTGAAACTGTAGTTAAAATATCTAAAAGTAGTAGTAGTGATGCTGAGTATACTACGAAATACTACCCAGATTCAGGTAAATATCATTGTGATTGTCCTGGTACTTGGAGAACTAGAGGAAATTGTAAACACGTAAAACAAATGAGAAATGAGCAGGGGTAGACCATCAGAACAAACAGAACGTAGAACAAAATATGTTCTAGAATTTATTGATGTACCATCTAAACCAGAATTAGGTGGTAGACAGTTATGGCATTTTGATGATGCCAAACATAAAAATGGTCCTTGGAAAGTAGAAAATTTTGAAGGTCCTGAAGAAAAAAAACTAAATAGTAAATTTAAACCAAAGATTCAAAAAGGTAAACCATATGGTAAACTACCAGTGGTTATGGTGTTTAAATCATCAAATCGCTCAAATGCCGTAACTAAAATGAAAATTTGGAATAATGAAAATATAGATTATATTAACTCTGCTAAAAAACTCCCAGGTGTACCTGATACATCTATTATATTAGAATTGGGGGTAGGTAAAAACCTTATTAAAAAATGGCAATTAGAATATAATTTGTAATATTTATCAACGAATATAAATTAAACAACATGGCAACACGAGCACTTATAGGTTATTTAGACGAAGACAGAAACTTCACATGCACATATAACCACTATGATGGTTACCCAGAAGGTTTAGGTAAAGCATTACTAGACCATTACGATACTGATGAACAAGCTAAAAAAATAGCAAATACAGGATATATCTCATCTGTAGATGAAGATGGTACTATTGATTCAAAATATGATGAACCTGCTGACAAAATGGTTCTTGATGAGGATGTAATAGAAGCAGGATTACAAATCGGTGAGAAAGTAGATGAGTATGGTGGTGATTATGGTTATGTATGGTTTGGTAATGAATGGATGACACTTAAAAATAATGGTATTCGTTCAATTGCAGATCAATTTGAATTTAAAATGCCAGCTGACGGTGCAGGAATATTTAGAGTAGAAGAAAATTTAAACGAAAAAGAAAAAGAAGATATGGCAGAAAGTTACAAAGCAAAATGGAATGAATTTATTACTGAAAATAAAGTAATTGATGATCAATGGACAGTATATGTAAAATCATTAGTTAATTCTATTAGATTAAATGGTGTTGATGATTATGTTAATTTTAGTGAAGATGATTTCAAAGAAGATTTTGATAATTATATAGCAGATAAAATGGATCTCTAGTATTATTTCCCCTCTGATCCTAAGATTGAGGCACCTAACGGTGCCTCTTTTTTATGTTAAAAATTTGGATAAGCCAAAAACTATTCGTATATTCACCCCATGAATAAAGAGAGCATTCAGTCTATAATAAATAAATCTTACCCAAAGATAGAAAAATATTATGGACATTCAAAATATCACAATTGTACTCCCTATATTGAAATTCACCACAACATTTATATAAGAATAACAGGTGATGAGTATGACCAAGATATATTATCAGAAACAGAATGTAATCCTGATGCTGAATATGATAAAGTTGATAATACTATTATAATTTATTGGCCTAAAATGGTTAATAAAGAGACTATTATAAAATCCCTAATACACGAATACCAACACTATTTACAGTCTCCATCATGGATGAAAAGATATTACAATATGGGTTATGATTATAATAACCATCCTTATGAAATAGCAGCAACTCAAGAAGAAAGTAATTGGAAGATATTCGCGTAAAAATTTGGAGAAGCAAGGAAGCCTTCGTATATTTACGGGGTAAATGAGGCATGAAGCCAATAGAACACAAATAAAAATAAAGGTTATATGAAAAAAGTAAATTTAAATCCGTCAAATTCAAAAGTTATTAATGGTACTGTATTTGTTACTGCATTAAAAGCATTAGCAATGTCTAAGGTGCTATCAGACCAATTAGAACATGGTAATAACATCACTCACCCTACATTAGGAATTATGTATCAATATAATGGTCCTTATTCTCGCGCATAAAAATTTGGAGAAGCAAGGAAGCCTTCGTATATTTACAGGGTAAAACGGGTGCAAACCCAATTATTAATAAAAATAAAAGTTATGTTGAAGAAAATTGATTTTAAGTATTTAGTAGGAGCAGTAAGTGCATTTATGCTTAGTATAGGAACAATGCATGGTGCCGTTCAGAATTATATCCCTTTTGAGGGTATTGATAATGAAATGGCATTTTGTGTTATGTCCTTTATGCTTGGTGGGATATGTTTAATGTGTATTAAAAAATCATAAGGTATGAAAATTAAAACAATACATGATGGTTGGGATTGCGTCCCAGAATTAAAAGATGTTACCTATGAATTAAGCACGGTGAATGATTACATTTATGAAATCAAAAATTGTGTAAGAAATTCAGATTTAGAGAGTATGGTAAATGATATGAGGGAGATTATGGATAATGTTAAATACCATTTAGATAAAATAGACACTACTAAAGAGTTTATTACAGTAGATATAGAAGATTAATTAATTAAAAATAAAAGTTATGGCAAAAATTGAAAAAAGTTTTTTAACCCCCAAGTGGTTAGTAGTTAAAGAAATGTATGAAACTGGAACTAATGGTTCTGATAAGTTTGGTGATAATTTCCCAGTTGATGGTGAGTTAAATGAATTAGCAAGTGAGTTTGTTGATATTTTAGGTGAATTTACTAGGCAATTTGGTTATGAAAGTACCATTGAAGGAGTTCATATGAATTTATGGAAAGAAAGAATTTGGTCATTAATTGAAAACGCAGGTTTACTTCCAGAAATTGCTTGGAGAGATGATTTAGAAACAGATCGTTTAAACCAAATGGAGGTAGAAGAAGATGATATCTACGAGGTGGATTTAGATGAATTAGAAAAAGAAATTTATAACTCATAATATGGCAAATACAAAACAATACACAGGTGAATATATTTCACTATTCGACCATTTAGGTAGAGCTGCTGGTGGCGAATTAGGTACAAAAGTAGCTTATGCCGCTGCTAAAGCAGGCATTAAACATGGTACTAGACAACTGGAAGAAAGTTATTATACTGGTGAGGTTTATACTTACCCAAGTGACTTTTTAACAGATTACTTTAATGTAACACTAAAATAAACAAAATGGATAAACTAGAAAAGGAAAATCTATATCGAAAATTAAATTTAATACTTCAATTAGTAGAAGATCGTAACAATAGCGAAGCAATGCAACATTTAGAAGAATTAATTCATAGAATTCAATTTAATAAAATTTAAAGTTATGTTGTATAAGGATATGCTAATTGGAATATTCATGTTTAGTATAGCTCATGTGCTAACATTCTTCCAATTAAACGGACAATTTTTTAAAACAGATTGGTTTAGAAAGAATGAACTGTTAGTAGCAGCAGCGGGTATAATTCTATCATTTTTCTATATTTGGGGAACTAAATATACTGTTAGTGGATTTGAAGGTTTATTATGGCCTGCTAGGTTTGTAGGATTTGGGGTTGGGATGATAATTTATGCTGTTGGTGTTAATTATTTTTTCGGTGAAACTTTAAATCCTAAAACAATTGTTAGTTTATGTCTATCATTAATTTTAATTTGTATCCAAGTATTATGGAAGTAAATAAAAGAAAATATTTACTAGAAAATGGATGGTGGGCTCACTACCATGATGATTGTTGGTTTGATGGTAAACTAGATGAATTAGATGTTGATGAAAAAGGATTTATGGTTGGGTTTAGGCCCGAAAGTGAAGGAATAACATTAGAAGAAGCATATGAAAAAGCGAGAATATAGAGGTTGTGAATGGAATAGTCCAATCTATAGACAAATTGTAGCAGAAAAAAATAAAAAAGAAGGCAAAGCAACAATAAATGAATATAAAACAAAACGTGGAAAAAGAAGCTAAAAAGCTTTTTATACAAATAATATCCAGTTAATACGTATATACGATGATAACCGATTACTTAAAATATGTAAATGACAATGCTTACATTGTAAAGCGTGAGGTACCAACCCACGTATTTGAAGTTAAAGGTCAAAATAAATTAAACATGCAACTCTTACAAGACTATAGAGATTACCTTGGGTGCGATCACGTTCTTAGATCTCAAACCCATTTCCTAATGTGTGAAACCATTGAAGAAGCAGAAATTCTAGAAGAAAATGTCAAAAGTTAATTATGGCGATTGGATTGAAGAAGATCCATTCCACCCCTGTTTGAAGTGTGGGGGAAATGATTTTAGTATAAACATGATAACCGACTTATACACATGCGATAATTGTGGTGAGGTTTTGGTTGCGCCAAAAGAAGCGCATAAAAAGAAGAGGCCTACGAAAGCTCGTCCTCGCCTTGAGGAAGACTGGGAATAAGAGTTGTAGGCTCAATATTTATAATCAAAAATGAGAAAATGGAATGATTGGAAGTCACATGGTGTAGCAAGTGTTTTTCAAGTAGCAGAAGGCTTTAGACCTATGTCGGTTCATAATGGAAATCAATTTTCAGGCTTGCGTTTGTATACACAAACACCTCGTGTTGATATTAATGATGTTGCTAATCCAAATAATTGGACTTGGGTTAGTCATCAAGGTGGGTTAGGTGCTGGAGCAAATACAAGCCCAGATGGAGATCCACAAATGGTGTTTTGTTGTCATGATATTTTATCAAGAGAAAATCCTGAAAATATAATAAATTTTTGGGAAGGTGATCATTTAGATGTAGATTGGTTACTCTCGCTTCCATATTTTACTACATTAGGTAACACACCAGATTCAACTACAGATTGGAATACTATTGTACTACAGCTTTATAGAGTAGGTGGTTGGTTTTGGACTGAAGGTGGTTGGCCTCCAATAAAAGGACCAGGTACTGAAAGTATTGATTTACGACCTGTACATAATTATGAGTTTCACATGGATGAGTGTTGGGATGGGACCACATTAACGTCTTATGTAGATAGTCATAATCAATCAGCAAATACAATTAGTGGTACTGCACCCTCTGAAACTGCTGCTTACACTTCATGGCCTTGGGATGCTACATTTAATTTTAATAATGCTGCTGGAATTACAAATACTTCAGATCCAGCAATTACCGGGCAACTTACTTATGAGTATATAGGAAACACTAATAATGTTACTGATGATCAATATTTGTGTGATGGTAGGAATGATGGTGGAACTTGGAATTATATGGGCTATCAAGGGTTTAGGTGGAATTGGTCGGCAAGACTTCAATATAATGGAAGTGATAGTAGTATTAGACATCATGGTGTTATGACTGGGAATTCTTCAACCAATACTAGTAAATTATATTATGGTAGTGGGAATGGGTACACTGCTGGTCCAGTTGCCAGTGGAACTTGTTCTACAGCAATGACTACACTTGGGGATAATTTTACTATTGGGATGAGGTTTACCAATACTCAGAAATGGAGAGGACAAATGTCAATGTTTAGAGTTTGGGGGTTTGAATTTGATGATGATATGGCTGAAATAGCATGGTTACATAACCAAGCACGGATGCCGCTTTATATTTAAGACTTCTGCAAAAATATGTGGAGAAGCAAGAAATTATTCGTATATTTATGGTATAAATGAGGCGCACGCCCAATACAGTTATGAAACAAAAAATATTATATTTACATGGTTTAGAAAGTCCACAGGGTGGTGATAAGGTTGATTTCTTAGCAACTAAAGCATTTGTTCATGCACCTGAGTTAGATTATACAAGGAGTGATATATTTCCATTCCTTATTAGCACAGTTGAGGAGTTTAAACCTGATGTAATTATAGGTTCATCAATGGGTGGTTATTCTGCATTCGTTTTAGGAGCGCTTTATAAAATTCCAGTTGTTGCTTTTAATCCTGCTTTGCATTCTAGAAGAATTGAGCCTAATTTCCCTAAATTTGTAAAAGAGCATGTTCCTGATAACTTTCATTTGGTGTTGGGTGAAAAAGACACCGTTATTGATGGTAGTAAAACGTTAGATTACCTTAAAGACCATGTTGCCGGTAAGTATATGCAATCTCAAATTCATCGCGTTAAAACAATGGGACATAGAGTGCCACTTGATGTGTTTTGCGATATGTATAATAAAACAATTAAATAAGATGAAGGAATTAAATAATTTTAGAGAATATCTTAACGAAGCTAAATTTAAAGTTGGTGATAAAGTAACCATGAATAATGGTGGTCCAGAAATGGAGATTACTAAAACACGTAGGATGTTTGGGTCTGATCTTAATGCTTACTCAGTTAAAAAAGCTGATGGAGAAGAAATGGAGTATGATGAAAAGCAATTGAGATTAGCTGAAATAAGCTTTGGTGCTGCGGGTACAGATAAAAGATCTGGCCAAGTAATAGGTGAAATAATTCAAATGATTAGAGATACAGGAATAGACCCATCAGATGTATTAGAAGAAGTAGGCCAAGAGTTTGGTATTGCTTTTGAATTTGGAAGAGGTCAATAAAAATAAAAATAAAATAAAATAAAATGGATAAATTTAACTTGAAAAAATTTCTTGGTGAAAAATCACTATTAAATGAAAACTCACCTGGGTATGATACTAGAAAGACAGGTGAAGCACTACCAACACTAGAAAGTGTTAAAGCAGCTTATGAAGCTAAACAAGATAAAGAAGAAATTAAAGAAGGTGTTTGGAATATGCCTTCAGCAGATGAAGTAATGGAATTTGTTGCTTATATGGAAGATGCTAAAGAAAAATTTTATCATATAGGTAGTGATGATGTACATGATGGTTTAGAACAAGCAATTATTAGTGCTAAAGATTTAGTAACTGGAGAATAATATGAGTTTTAATCTACAAAAATACTTTAAAAATCAATACCTGCTAGAAGGGGATTGGGATAAATTAAGTTCTACAGAAGCTTCTGATGAAGCTGATGATATTATAGAGTTAATTAAATCTGCTTATGCCTACATTGGAGGTCATAGTAATTTTAAAAGTGTTGGTGACGTAGATAAAGAAACAGGCAGAGGTGCTGAGTATGAAGTGATTGATTTAGATGATGATGGAGATATTGATGCAGTTAACGTATCTAAACGTAAAGCTGCTGGTGAAAAGTTCGTTGCTACAGGCCATGATGGTTCTCGTGAAGCTAAAAGAGCTGTTATTACACATAAAATAGATAGGTTAAAAAAACCAGGTTTTTATGTTGAAGTATCAGGAAAAATAAAAGATATCTTACTTAAAGCAGGTGTACCTCAGGTAACTGACCAAGCTACTATTGAGAAAGCATTGGCTGGTAAAGATATTATTATGAACGATGATGGTTCATATACAAGGAGCATTGCTGGTACAAAGCATGAAAAAATAATGCTAGGAACTCCGCTAGTATAAAATGTATGAAAGAATCTTTAGTAGTATTAGTACTCTTATCTATAATAAGTTGTGCTTCTTACCAACCTTCAACAGAGTATAATTTTGTTAAAGTATTAGGTGTCACTCCTCAGGGTGATACAATTCTTATTGATGTCAATTCATTAAGACCAAAAGTTTATAACAACTATTATTATGATAATGGGATTAATAGATATCCTTACAACTACAATTATTATAATACACCTCCAGTAATTATAAGACCTGTAAATCCAAAGCCAAGACCTACAAAACCTGTAGTAACCCCACCTTCGTTTACAGCTCCTAAACCAATTACTAAACCCACAAAAGACAAACAGTAAATTTATTAAAGACTCATGCGAGGGGATTTGGCTTAGCCAGATCCCCTTCGTATATTTACAAGGTAAATGGGGTGCGAGCCCAAAATAAAAATAAAAATGGAAAAGTTTGAAGAAAAGATATTCTGGAAAGATGGTTTCGATGGGGAAGCATTAAGTGGTATCATGTTTAGATCGTTTGATTTGAATAAGTTCATCAAAAAAGTAGAAGTTGATAATGGACATGAAGTTGTTGGTATCAAATTTGAAGATAATAATTTAGAATTAATAATTAAAAAATAAAGGTTATGAGTAAATTTGTTAGTACATTTAATAAAGGGTTTAATATGACCTTTGAAAACGGGTTTGGTATATCAGTTCAATGGGGTGTAGGTAACTACTGTAGCAGGAAAAATGATGGTTCGTTTGATGAATCTATGAAGGGTGAATTTTGGGAAGCCACATCTGCTGAGATTATGATTACAGGTAACAATAAGGATGTTGTTTTAGGTAATGGTGATCAAGTTGCAGGTTGGTTATCAACTGATAAAGTTGCTGAAGTGATTAGAATGTGTTCAACTGCTAGAAACACAGCTCATCTCAACCAAATGTTAAAGAATTCCACATTAAGTTAAAAATAATGCGCAAAATATGTGGAGAAGCGAGGAAGCGTTCGTATATTTACGGGGTAAATGAGGTGAGAGCCCAGAAATGTTAAATTAATTAAATAAAGGTTATGGTAAATAAAGTTAAAAGAGGTCGTCCGAGTAAGAAAGTTGTTAACAACCCAACACAAAGTGTTGTTGTTAAAACAGTTAAAATGGATAATATGGAATTCAACAAGAAATTGTTTGAGCCAATGAAAACAGGTACAAAGGTTGATCCATTCTTCAGTATGGAAGGTGGAGTAATGCCTGGTACAAATGTTGTAGTTACTGGTGATCCAGGTGTTGGTAAAACAACAGTATTGTTAGATGTTCTTGCTGATCTTAATCAGAAAGGTAAAAAATGTTTGTTCATTTCAGGTGAAATGAATGCTATTGACATGGTTGGTTATGTTAAGCGATTCCCAAAATTTGGAGATTTAGATATCTTGTTTATGGGTGATTATAGTGAAGTTAATCCTGATGTTGTTCTTCGAACTGCACTTAAAGAGGGTTATGATTGTGTATTAATTGATTCGCTTGCTGAGATTTCAGATAATTATGTTGATTATTTTGGTGGTACTGGTAAGTCAAATACCAACCGAATTTTGCAGTTGCTTGATGAGCATAACCAAGCAAATAATGATGATAAAATTAATAGCACGTTTTTGATCATTCAACAAGTTACTAAAGGTGGAACGTTTGTTGGGTCAAATAAGATTAAGCATATGACAACAGCAATGGGTCATTTAAAATTTGACGGTGATGGTCAGCGTTTTTTCCATTTCAGTAAAAACCGTCGAGGTGGTAGTGGAAATAAATTGTTCTTCAACTTGAACAGTAAAAATAAAGTTAACTGGTTATTTGATGAGCCGATAAACATGACAGCATAATGTATATTTTAATTTACATAGTAATAGGATCAGCTCTCACTTCATTGTGGGACTGGTTGCTATTTGGGACTAAGAATCAATTTTCAAATATAGAAAGAGCTGTTTGTATATTAGTTTGGCCTGCAGCTTTAGGTTTATATTTGTATAATTTATATAATACATTTAAAAAAAAGTAATGATGGGTAAAGAAGAAAAAAGATACGTTGTAAAGATGGATATGTATGTTTATGCTGAAAATGATTATATGGCTCGTAAACGAGCTCATCAAATGAAGAAAGAAATTGATAGTAAATATGGTGGTGGAGTTGGTATATTAGAATTAGGTGAACAACCTTTTGCTTCTTTTAATTATAGAAAATTAGAAGACCATTCTGAACCTATTAGTAAACAAAAACAAGAAGAATTACCATTTTAAATATGAAGGGAGAAAGAATTAATTTTACGGTTAATACATCATTCTATAAACGAAGTGATTGGGTAGACCATATTTATGAAGGTTTAAAAGCTCAAACTTACAAATATTGGGAATGGGTTGTAACTGATGATTTTTCTCCCGATAAAAATGCTGAAGAGCGTTTAAAAGAGATAGCTAAAAATGACCATAGGGTAGTTTATTACACTCAGTCTAGAAAAAAAGAATTATTTTATAATCCTAATTATGGTGCTAGTGGTAATGTTATCTTCCAGATGGATAGTGATGACACAATGTACCCTAATATACTTGAAGTTTACGCTAAACATTTTATGGAAGATCCTTCATTGATTGGGATATGTTGTGGTGCTTTAAAAAATAAAAATGGTGTTGAGTTGTTTGAGTGGACTGCTCCTAATTTAGAGGCGCAGAGTAATTTTATTATGACTTATGGCCGAGCTTGGAGAAATGTAATACCACATTTTGATTATGATGGTAAATTAGATTATTTTCAAAATGATCTTAATATTTGGAGACATATTGAAGCTAGGGGTAAAGTAATGTTTTTACCTAGAGAATTATATAAATACAATTATGCTAGTCAAGGTAGTTTCTCACACAGACAATTTGATGGTTATGATAATGAATCAGAGCGATTAATTGAGGAAGAAAGATGTAGGATTGAAGAAAAGTATAGTACTATTTGGAAAGATGATGATGAGTGTACTTTTGATTTAAAATATTTACCAATTAATAAGTTAGCCTGGGCTTTTTATGAAGCTGATTTTCATAAAACATCACATAATAGTAGAGTTAATTTTATAAAAACAGATATAAAGCCTTATGAAAAACAACTATTGAATGAGTTGTATTATGATAATACTATAATTTATAATGGTAGTGTTGAGGAGGAATATGATGAAGTTATTATTTATGTAAGTAATCAAGAAACATTAGATATAATGTATGAAAATTATGAAAAGTGGAAAGTTAATAAAGTAAGATTTCACATTAATAAACAAATATTTGATTGTAATATTGATAATGCACCTCATAATTATTTTGGGTTTGGACACATATTGAATGGATGGTATGGATATATTAGTTATAATGGAGATGATGTTTTAAAAATTAGTGATGAGTACTGAAAAGGATAAAAATAAAAAATTAGAGAAAGTAACACTCACTCAACAAGAAATTTGGCAGGCTATGCGAGGTAATATTCATAAGAGTAAAAAAGATTATAAACGTAAACCTAAACATAAGGGTGGTGATGATTATAATTGGCATCCTGATAGACAAATTTGAAACTCCCGGTGAATTGCTTGGAGAAGCAAGAGAGGGTTCGTATATTTACGTATAAATGAGGCGCGAAGCCGAATTAATAATTAAAAAAATAAAGGTTATGATTAGAAAAAAACAAGATTTAAAACCGTCAACTCCAATGATAATTGACTTGACAGGTCCCGATGGTAATGCGTTTGCATTACTAGGCTTTGCTAAAAACTTTGCCAACCAACTCAAATTAGATTTTAGTAAGATAAGTGATGAAATGACTTCAGGTGATTATGAGAATCTAATTGAAGTATTTGATAAGTATTTTGGTTCATTTGTAATATTAGAAAGATAATGGTTATGACTGAATTAGAAGATTTTATAAATGAAATGCGAAGTACGAGCAGTGCTACGGACAAAATAGACATTATTAAGCGTAGTTCTGCGTTTATTCATGATGTACTTGAAGCGACATATAACCCCTACAAACAATACTATGTCACCAGTAAAACGTGTAAGAAAAATAAAGGGAAATTCAAATATAACACACATAAGGATGTTTTTAGTTTGTTAAATGACCTAACTAATAGAGTTTACACAGGACATGATGCAATTCATCAAGTAAATGGGTTTGAAATGGCTACTGCTTATGGACATAATGTTTATAAAATTATTGATAAAGATTTAGGTATTAGGGCTGGAGCTAAAGTTATTAATAAAGCAGTACCAGGTCTTATTCCTGAGTTTAACGTAGTGTTGGCTCAAGAGTATAAAGGTAAATGTGAATGGAGTGATGAATGGTATGTTTCTAGAAAATTAGATGGAGTTAGATGTATAGCTAGAGTTGATAGTGAGGGTAATTGCTCATTATTTAGTAGAACAGGTAAAGAATTTACCACATTAAATAAAGTTAAAGAAGCTATTGAAGATACTGGTATTATTAGTACTACATTTGATGGTGAGATTTGTTTAGTTGATGAAGATGGTAATGAAGATTTTCAAGGTGTAATGAAGCAATTGAGACGTAAAGATCATCAAATTAAAAACCCAGCATATATGGTATTTGATATGTTGAGAAATGATGAATTTGATAGTGGTAAAGGTACAGAGCCATTAAAAACACGTTTGCTTAAATGTAGGTCTTGGGTTAGAAATAATTTAGATAAGCCAATGATAGAAAGTAAATGTGATATTTTACGTTTTACAGATCAAACATTAATTACAGGTGAGGATCATTTTGAATATTGGAGAAATATTGAATGTAAAGATAATTGGGAAGGTTTAATGTTACGTAAGAATTGTGGTTATGAAGGTAAGCGTACTAAAAACTTGGTTAAGGTAAAGAAATTCCATGATGCTGAGTATGAAGTGTTAGGGTGGGATAATGATACACATGAGGTAGTTAGAGATGGTAAGTCTGAGTCGATGACGATGTTGGCTCAGGTTTGGATTGAACATAAAGGACATATTGTGAAGGTAGGTAGTGGATTTACCCAAGAGCAGCGTTTGGAGTATATGGATGGATCAATTTTAGGTAAAGTAATTACGGTTCAATATTTTGAGGAAACCAAAAATGATAAAGGTGGTATTAGTTTAAGATTCCCAACTGTAAAAGTAATACATGGGGATAAACGTGAAATGTAAATTATATAATATGATAGTAAATCAAGAATCAACATTAAGTTTTAAACATTGGGATGAAGAGGTTGTGATAAAAAGAGATCATAGCGATTTAACAATTGGTGAATTTTACCAAATATGTAAGCAATTAGCTTTAGGGGCTGGTTTTCAACCAAACAATGTAGATGAATATTTTAATATAGACCAATAATATAACTTCAAATGGAAAATAAAACAGGTAGAAAATACAATCGTAAAAAGTGGAATTGGTGTGAGTTGGAAGATGGAAAATATGATGATGTAAAAAGTAAATATGATGAGCATCCTTACTATGATAGCCCTAAGCGTAAGAAAAATGAGGAAGCATTCTTTTGGTTTATTACAATAGCTGGTGGTTGTGTTGTTGGAATGATTTTAGGTGGGTTAGTAATTAAACTTATATTTTAATGGGAGTAGAATTAGATAAAGAATTGATGAGTAAAATGACACTGCAAGAGCGTTTTGATTACATAAATGAAATTAAACGACTGAAGATGTTTGCTCAAAACCCAAAGCAGAGAAATGACGAATGGGTGGATAGAGATGAGAATGAATGGGATTCCAGCAGCGGTGGAGATAAATTAAATCGTCGCGGTGGAGAGTATAACGACGTGGGAGATGATTCAAATGAGTACTAATAATTAAAATCAACATTATATGGATAATGAGATAATAATTGCTTTAATAGGTGTTCCTGCAATATTCCTATTTGCATTTGGGTGGACGTGGTTAGAGGAGCGTTCACGAGCGCGTTCTAAGCGTAAGTATGACCAACAAATGGCTAAATATGACACGTGGATGGATGAGATTAAGCGTATGTAACAAACGTTGATAAGGGTATATGGACTAAAGTGGCACTGCCGTTAACCCCTCTTGCCCGCGCATCCAACCTTACCACTAGGTAACGAGTATATACTTGTGAACATAACGGAAACGCGCGGTTCGCGAATATTCATAACTATTTCTTTAAGGCACCGGCGAAGATATGTGGTTCCCCGAGGGAGCCTTCGTATATTTACGGGGTAAATGAGGCGGGAACGCAAGTTAAATTAAAAAAATAAAGGTTATGTATAGTGTAAGACAATTAAGTGAAGGGGATGTTAAGGACATCATGGAGTATGAGGGCAAGTTATTTAGCGATAACAACAGTAATACGGGCTCATGTCTGTGTTTGAAGGTTGATGTTGATGGTGATAAAGTGTACTACCAGGAGAGCTACAGTCGATATGGTAATTTCACTGGTAAGAATATTTACGGTGAGCGTCGTGACGATAAGCTCAATCACCCACGTCCAGGTTTGCTCACCTGCTCACTTACCACATTTTATGGTAAATCAATTGGTTGGGTTTAATTAAAGACTCCCGCCAAAAGGCTTGGATACCCGAGTCTTTGTTCGTATATTTACGGGGTAAATGATGAGATAAGTCCATCGAATAAAGGTTATTAATTAAAAATAAAGGTTATGTTAAAGAATTTTAAAAGTGGTTATGCAGTTAGTGGTTCTGATCAAACAGCTAAAGGCGAGAGTAATGATTGCGTGGTGAGAGCCATTGCGAATGCTTGTGACGTGAATTATTCCCAAGCACACAAATATGTTTCCGACACTTTCAAACGTAAGAAAGGTGAAGGTACAAAACAGTTTATGTCTACTTTGGACAACGTTAAGGAAATGACGTTTGATGAGGTGGGCCAATTAAGTCTATTTGATAGTGGCATTACTAGAAAGTTAAAGGTGCTAGGTCACGGGCCTAAACAAGGTGGTGACATGGTTAATCCAAAATATAAGCACAAGCCGGTTGCATTTACAGTTAAAGCATTTGCACAGCGGTTTAATAAAGGCAATTACATACTAGCCGTGAATAAACACGCATTGGCGATTAAGGATGGCGTGGTGATTGACAATGGTAATTATCAGTATGATGGTTATAGGCGCGTAGTAGAGGGTGCGTACCAAGTATCATAAGTACTAGTACGTCATTATTAAATATAAGGTGGCGTCGACGGCCATTGTAAGTACCCCTACGGTGACATAACCTACCGTGGTGGGTACCTTACTATATATTACTTATTACTTATGTAGTACTGGGTGTAATATAATATAGATAATAGTTCGGGCGGCGTGCGGCGTACGTACCGCATAATAACCCACGGTATGCCGCCGTCCATCGGGCGTGTATATGCGCAAGAAAGGGTGTAGTGGGCTTATTAGAGCGAGTATAAAACTAACCCATCGATTGTATATACAAATATATTATATGCAACTACATACAAAATAACGCATCTCAAAAAAATTATATGTAAGCCCATATAGGATAAAGAAAATAAAAACCCGCAAGGCGCAAATAGTAGCGAACGACGATTTCTTCACATCGATAGAAGATATATGTATATAACGTAATAGCTACTTCATCATGGGGTAATATAAATAACCATAGGTAATTAATTAAAACCCATATATATCGCCATGAAACATAAAACAGACATATCCTCAGTGATTTATGTAGCACTTATGATTGTAGTGTTTACATTAGCAACAATTTCTTAAAGGCTTCCGGTGACTTGCGTGGAGAAGCGAGAAAGCGTTCGTATATTTACAGGGTAAATGGGGTGCGAGCCCAAGTGTTAATTAAATTCAATAAAGGTTATGTTAAATAAGCAAAAAGTTCAAGGTTTTAGAGGTGATTTCGCAAAAGCAGTCGCTCAATTAGAAAAAGATTATGGTGTTACTATTTCATTAGGCACAATTAGGTTTGATGCTCAAGAATTAAGAGCAAAAATGACAGCTCGAGTTGGTGATGCACCACAAAAAGCTTCAAAAGATGATTTTCAAATTGGAGATGTGGTTGGTATTAATCATAAAAAAGTCTCTCCTAATGATGAATTTAAAATTATTAAAATTAACAATAAGAACATTAAAGTTCAAGCTATTAATGTTGGTGATGGTAGAATTGGTGGTTTAATTAATGTTTCACCAAGTCTATTAGTTAAAAAGTAATTTAAAGGCTTCCGGTGAATCGCTTGGAGAAGCGAGGAAGCTTTCGTATATTTACGGGGTAAATGAGGTTAAAACACAATAAAAGTTTAATTTAAATAAATAAAAGTTATGATGAATTCAGAAAATTTGCAAGAAGCAAAGTATTTAACAAAAGAAGCGATTGCCAAAATGGCACCTTCAGTTTTTTCAACGAAGCCAAGTAGTGAGGTTTCAGACAAGTATACACACATTCCAACGGAGCGTGTAATTGATGATATGGAGCTTCTAGGTTGGAAGCCAATTGAAGCCAAAGAAGTTAAGGCTCGTAAGAACTCAACAAAAGGATTTCAAAAGCACTTGCTAGTGTTTAGAAATGATGATGTTGTTATTAATGGTAGTGATGGTGATACAGTTTTTCCACAAATTCTACTAACAAATTCTCACGATGGTAAGAATTCCTTCCAATTTCAAGCAGGTTTATATCGTTTGATTTGTGCAAATGGTTTAGTTATTGCAGATACGCAATTTGAAGCCGTTAAAATGCGTCATATGGGTTATACATTTGAGGATCTTCAGGTTTTACTTAAGGACATGGTAGAAAAGCTTCCGCTTACAGTTGAATCTATGAATAAGATGAAAGCTCAAGAAATGGCAGAAGAAGAAATTCTACAATTTGCTAAAGATGCCATTAATACTAGATTTTCAAAGCAAGAAATGAAGCGTATTGAAATTGATTATAAAGCTTTAGTTCAGCCCGTACGTAAGGAAGATTACGGTACAGACCTTTGGTCAGTATTTAATGTAGTTCAAGAAAAAATTGTAACAGGTGACTTCGATTACCGAGCAGGTGGTAAAGCACGTAAAGCTCGTGAGATAAAGAACTTCAAGCAAGATATGAAGATCAATAAAGAATTGTTTGATGTAGCACTTCAATATGCGAACTAGAGTCACATGGTTAAATGGTTGTTTTGATGTGCTCCATGCGGGGCACATCCAACTATTTAAAAGAGCTTGGGAGGAAGGAAATGATGTGATAGTAGGAATTGACTCAGATGAGCGTATTCGTCAGATGAAGGGTGATTGTAGACCGGTGAATTCTCTTGAAAATAGAATGCTCTTCCTACAAAGTATAAAATACATTAGGAATGTAATTCCTTTCAATACGGATGATGAGCTAGATGGTTTAATTAAACGCTTGGCTCCCGAAGTATTTGTAATTGGTGAGGAGTATAGAAATAAGACAATTATAGGTAAAAAGTGGGCTAAAGCAATGTTGTATGTGCCTCGCTATCAAGGCTTAAGTTCTTCGGATATTATAAACGGAACCCACAACTCATGATATTTATAACAAAATAATAGAATTATGCCAACATATCCCAGCTCATCACTAAACGGAAGTGGATCTTTAGGAACGTCAGTTATGACTGCCGGTCAACAATATCTCTTTGAATTAGAAAATACCGCGACGACGATTGGTTCGGTAGCTTACTTTACACTGGAAGCTAACTCAACCGCAAATCAAAATCTTCTTACTCAAACACCAATAGCCGGAGCGTTTGGTGGTTTTTTACAAGATATTGATGAAGGGTCTTTGCAAGAAAATACCTATGGTTTTTCCGTAAGTCTATTTGGTAAGGGTGGTTCATTTACATTTACCCCTACTACCACAATTCCTGCAAATACTTACTATTTAAAAACAACTGGTCGTGTAGGGTTGGTGATATCATAATATATACGTATGTATAGATGTTATATTGTTAAGGAGAGAAGTTTCGAGACGACCTAATTAAAATTAAAAAATATGTTATATAAAATCAAGATTACTGAAAGTGAAAGTGGAAAAGTACAAGAAATGCAAATTAAAACCGATCGTTTAGAATGGTTTATGGAGCAATATCAAAGAAATAGACCTGTTTTTACTTGGGAAATTATTAAGTAAGTTATGGATCTTTTTAATAAGAAGAAGGTTGTAAACCTTCAAAAAAATATTAATAAGTGTAATGCTACTATTCTAAAAATGAGTCAAGACATTGATTATCTTAAAGAAGTTAATAGAAAACTAAAGGAAGAAAATAGCAATTTAAAATATACTCTAAAACATCAAAGAACTTATTAAATAAATTTGGTTTTTTAAGATATCTTTCGTATATTCACCACGTAATAAAAAAATAAAGGTTATGAATCTAGGATACGCTTGTATTAATACTGCACTAAGTGCTAACAAAATTATGACAAATCGCACAATGCGTCGAAAAACATTTGATGCTAAAGGTATTGATTATGTCTCCGATCTTGCATTACTTAATGTTAAAGATCTTAAAACTATTGTTCAGTGGAATAATGAGATGAAAATCAAGTTATTTCGGTTATCTAGCCAAATATTCCCTTGGTCAGATGAATATGATGTTAAAACTCTTAAAGATTATGATGAGATTAAATCAATAATGTTTGAGATTGGGCAAATTGCTAAAGATGGAGGACAACGACTTACGATGCATCCAGGCCCTTATAATTGTTTAGCTTCACCTACTCAAAAAGTAGTTGAAAAAACTATTAGAGAATTAAATTTTCATAGTGAGCAATTTAATATGATGGGTTATGACCCATCACCTTACAATAAAATAAATATTCATGTTGGAGGTGCATATGGTGATAAATCCACAACGTTGGCGCGTTTTGTGCAGAATTTTAGTTTATTGAATATTGACACTCAAAAACGCTTAGTTATTGAAAATGATGACAGTCCAAACGAATACTCTGTTAAAGATTTGTTTGATGGTATTTATCAACAAATTGGTATTCCAATTACATTTGATTATTTCCATCATAAATTTAATACTGGAGGGTTAACTGAGGAAGAAGCACTTAAAATGGCATCTATTACTTGGCCTGAAGGTGTTACTCAATGTTGTCATTATTCTGAAAGTAGACGTGAAGAAAAATTAGATGAAACAATTCGCCCTCAAGCTCACTCTGATTTAATTTATAATAAAATTAATACTTATGGTCTTAACCCAGATATAGTAATAGAAGCTAAATTAAAAGAACAGTCTATTTTTAATATAGGTCAAGATTCAGAAGAGAATGAATTTAAAGTTTTAACACAAGCTTGTTAGTAAATTTGGAAAATTGAAAATCAATTCGTATATTCACGTATAATAAAAATAAATATGTTACCACAATTTAAAAAAGATTTTTTGGAAAAGATGAGTCAAGAAGAAATGATTAGTTTTAATGAAATATGGTTAAGAGTAATAAAACATGGTTTACAATTTGAAGTAACTTATACAGCATTAGAAGAAATGAAATCTAATCCTGAATCATCTCCTCTCCTTTGTTTGCAGATTGCAGCAGAAGATTGGGATTGTTAAAAAATTGTTCGTATATTTAAATATAAATTAAAAATCAAAGTTATGTCAGAAAAAGAAAAAGATCCACAAGTTGAACTCATTAATGAGGCTATCCAATTATCAAAAATTAGAGATACATATTGGGATTACCATCCATCAAATCCAAAATCAATAGATGTTACTATCGAGATTCCTAAAATCGATAAAGCTATTGAGGAAATTGAAAACAAACTTAAACTTATTACTAGTAATTAAACCGAATGCCGCTGTGGTGGAATTGGTAGACACGACAGACTTAAAATCTGTTGAGCCGAATGGCTCGTGGCGGTTCGAGTCCGCCCAGCGGTACCAACACTCCTAAAACGTTATTTTTTTATAGAATGGACTCGTAGCTCAGCTGGATAGAGCAATACCCTTCTAAGGTATCGGTCGTAGGTTCGAATCCTACCGGGTTCACCACATAGGCATGTATCTCCTCAAGCTTATACCTTGTAGAAAGAGTAATTGGTTACATGAGAGTTCAAGTCTCTCCTTGCCTACCTTAAAGAAGATTTACATATGTATTAGTGATAAAACGTTATTCTACTTTACACTCTCTATTACTTAATGTATAAATTTCTTCTTTCCCTTGCGGTTATATTACTGCCCTTATCGTTATTTTCCCAATCTCCAGATGCCATAATAGGTGATGTAGAAATTGAAACTGGGTGTATTGGTGATACACCTTTTTATAACATAAATTATGTTGTATGGAATTTTGGTGATGAAGAAATTACAGACTATTGTATTGAAATTTGGAATGAAGATTATTATCAATGTTTTAGTAGTGATTTATTTGGGGCTTATGCAATTCCTCCTGGGGAAGGGCAATTCTTTACTACTCCTTATTTTGAAATGGAAGGGCCTGGTAGTATTTTTGTAATGTCTGTTGATGGTATTTTAAATGAAATCGTTACTGGAAATAATAATACAACTGTATTCTTACCTGAAATACCTGAGTGTCCTGTTGATTGTTTAAACGATACAATTACTATAACTTTACCACCAGATACTATTATACAAACGCAAATTGACACCGTTATAACGCAAGAATACGTGTATTTAACCGATACAATTGTGGAATACATAGCAGATACTGTAGTTGTAGACAATTACATATATACAGTAGATACTTTGGAAGTTGAAGTTTTAGAGTATGTTTTTTTAACAGATACTATCACAAAAATTATTGAAGTAGATTGTAATACTGGTTTGCCCTGTAGTGAATTAATTATTGATGGGTGCTGGCCTTGGAATGTTTTTATACCTAATGTACTAACCCCAAATAATGATGGTATAAATGATGTTTGGGAAATTATTTTTGATTTAGAGTGTTGGGTTGATGTAGAATTTAAGATTTACAATAGATGGGGAAGTTTAGTTTTTGAAGGTTACGGAGAAGATTATAGCAGTTATCCTTATTGGGATGGTAGTATGCAAGGTGGATCCTCTTATGTGGTTGATGGAATATATGTTTATACTTTCTATGCTAGAAAATATAATTCCCCAGAAATATATCAAAAATCTGGGCATCTTACAATATTAAGGTAAAAATTACTTGGATTGCTAGTATTTATACCATATATTATGACTTTAATACTATAAAATTTTTAAAATGAGCCATTACGAAGACGCACTTTATGAAGTTTATGAAACAGTACAAAGAGAAGGATTAAAAGAAAAGTTTGACATACAAACTAAAAAAATGCAATCTCAAGATAAACATAAAAATAAAACTGTGGTTGAAAAGTGGGAGTATGCTTTATATAGGATAAGAGGTGGTAATAGTAAAGATCGTTACTAAGTATGAAAAAAATGGATTTTGATAATATATTTAACCTATTTGGTGAAGAAGATGTAAGTAATAATACTACTACTTATACTAATTTAACCTCAACTCCCCTATATTGGTTAGGTATGCATACAAAACTTATCCTTAATCATATAAATTTTAGGAAAAAAGCAATACGATTGTTAAAAAATTCAAATATGGAGTTAGATCCTGCAGAATTAGCAGCTGCCGGTGAAGTAATTGCTTATAATAGAGCTTGGTTTTATATTAAAAAAATAGATCTTAGTAATAAAGATCATGTTGAGGCTATATTGGCACATGGTGATGATTTTTTGGAAACTTCTTTAGAATTAGCCATCAAACATTTCCAATCCCCAGAAAGAGAAGAGTATGAAAAATGTCTTCATCTTTTAGAAGTTCTTAAACTATCAAAAGAATTACGACTTTAAGTAGGATACCAGAGAAATTTTGGGTACCTTGGAAATACGGGTTTTGAAGATATTTAGGAAAATGAAAGAATAGGAAATGAGGAGTATAGGTTGGATGAATGAGGGGGTTATTGTATATTATAGACACATTAATAAAATAAAAATAATATGGCATTTAGAAACAAAGAATTGGTTGACAAAGGGTTTGTAAATATTAAATCCGGAGTTAAAACATTAGATCTAATGGTATCCCGTGGAGGAAGCGACATTGATACTTTTAGAAAAAAAATAAAAGAGGTTTATGATAAAATTGAAGAGGTAGAATCTTTAGTTGAACGCGAAGCCGGAGTTCTAAGAAACGGATAATACAAAAATAAAAGTTATGAAATTAACAGCAGACCAAATTCAAATGAATTGGGTGGAATTTTTGAGTAATATTGATACTTATATTTCCTCTCCTCGTAAAGAACAACTAACTAAATTTTATGAAAAGTATGCGGAACGTATTATGTTTATGCCTGCTGCTCATAAAAAAGAATATCACTCTGCCTTTCCTGGAGGTTATGTAGATCATGTTAATAGAGTAGTTAAAGCTGCTTTATCAATGTCTGCTGTTTGGGAAGGTTTTGGTTGTGATATGACTACTTTTACTACTGAAGAATTAGTATTCTCAGCTATTAATCATGATTTAGGTAAAATGGGGGATGATAACCATGAAGCTTATATCCCACAAACTGATAAATGGAGAAAAGATAAACTAGGTGAAGATTATATGTTTAATAAAGAATTAGCATTTTCAGCTGTCCCAGATAGAGGATTATTTTTACTTCAAGATAATAACATTAAATATACATTTAATGAAATGGTAGCAATCCAAACACATGATGGGTTATATGATTCAGCTAATGAAAAATATTTAAAGGGTTATATGCCAGAACAAAAACCACGCACTTCATTACCATTTATTTTACATCAAGCAGATATGATGGCAGCTAGAATTGAATTTGAAATTGAATGGTTGCCTAAATTTAAAAATAACTTGGATACCAGTAAAAATAATTTTACATTGGGTAATAATAAGAAAACCTCTACAAAAAATAAAGCCTTAGGCTCTATTAAAAGTGAAGGTTTACAAAACATTTTTGATAAACTATAAATATGGAAATTTATCCAACTACATTATTTGTAACAATTGCAATTTTAAGCATTTTAGTTTTAGTCTTAGGATATACAACTTTTAATTTACTTAAGAAAAATGAAAGAGCAGAAGATATAGTATTAGGATATCTTGATTATTTAGATAAAATATCCAGGGTAATAGAAGTTGCCGATGAAAAGGTAAAAAAAATTGATGTAAAAGGATCTTTTGAGTCAGATGATGAGGTAGGTTTTTTCTTTAAGCAAATTAAACAAATTCAAGAAATTCTAAATGATTTCCAATTAAAAGAATAAAATAGCAGATGGATGAAATAATAAGGAGGCATAAATCATTACCTCAGAAAAAAGTATATTTTTCAAAAGTGACAGAAGCAGCGATTGTAAGATACAATCGCTCCTCTGATCCCGAAGAGCGAAGTGATATATATGCCGAACATATACATTGGGGTTTTTATAAACTTACAGAAAATATCATCCATACTTTTAAGTTTTATCATACTGATGGGGTAGAAAATTTAGAAGATTTACAACATGAGATAATTACCTTTTTATTATCTAAAATACATCTATTTAATCCTGAAAATGGAGCTAAAGCCTATTCATATTTTGGAACTATAGTTAAACGTTGGTTAATAGTATACAACCAAAAAAATTACGGTAAAAAAATAAAAAATATAGCAATTTCAGATTTAAATCACTACTCACAATTAGATACATCAGATCCTTCATTTATTATATCACAAAATAGATTAGATGATACTCAAGTTTTAGTTGAAGATGAAGAATTTAGTAGTAGAAATTTAAAAGAAAATAAAGACTATAAATATGAAGATCGTTTATCTTTATTTATAGACCAATATGTAAAATATTGTACTGATAGAATTTATGTTTTATTTCCTAAAGGTAATGATGCTACTATAGCTGATGCCATTTTAGAATTATTTAGAAAAAGAGATGCCATTGATGTATTTAATAAAAAGGCACTTTATATCTACATTCGTGAGATGGTAGATGTTAAAACTCCAAAAATAACTAAAATAGCTAATAAATTATATGCTATATTTAAAGAAAAGTATATGTTTTATTTAGAACATGGCTACTTTCCACCAAAATAGTTTTAATAATGCATATTTATAATCAAAAACATTATGGGACAGTTAGATTCATACGTTTTTGGGGATAAAAAATTTTCTGATTTATTAGAAGAAATCTACCAAAACCAAAAAAAGAGAGATACTCAAGTAGTAGCTTTAATATCAGAATTAAAACCTTTAGTTCAAGAAATAGGTGATGCTACTCTTATAGTTCCTCTTATTAAAGAATATATGGAAATTGGAGTTAAAAATGATGATGCTCTAATTAAAATGGCTACTATTGTTCAAAGAGCGCTTCAAAACCAAGATGAAGATGGTGGATTAGGAATTAGTGAAGAAGAAAAAGAACAATTATTAGCTGAGATGGAAAAAATTTCAAAAGAAAATAAATAATGGCTCAACAACCTACAGGATTAAATTCACTTAAGGGCACACCATCAGTTAAACCTCAAAATTCTGGGGTATTTGCAGCTAGGGTAAGACATGCTATGGTGGACGAACAAACTGAAAACAAAGCATTTAAAGATTTTGGCAATTGGAGTTCTATAGGTTGTTTATTTTTTGATAAATTAAATACCCCAAACCCCAGCCCCCAATTTACAACTGATAACTTTGCAAGACCTTTATTTCCTAATAATTCTAATATACCTTTAAAAAACGAAATAGTTTACATAATATCATTACCAAACAGTAATGTTCAAGGTGATGTTAATGACCAAACATATTATTACTTTCAGGCAATAAATATTTGGAATAGCACACATCATAATGCTATCCCAGATCCTATTAATGGGGAATCAACACCCGCAGCACAATCTCAAGATTACGAACAAACAACTGCTGGTTCAATTAGAAGAGTTTCTGATGGTAGTACTGAAATTGATTTAGGTAAAGATTTTAAAGAAAAACTATCTATAAGAAATCTTCAACCCTATGAAGGTGATTTAATATATCAAGGAAGATGGGGACAATCTCTTAGATTTGGTTCAACTAATAAAGATGCAACAATCCCCAATACATGGTCTAAATCAGGAGAAAACGGTGATGCTATTACAATAATAAAAAATGGACAACATGAAGAAGATAGTGACCCTTGGATTCCACAAGTAGAAGACATAAACACAGATAAATCTAGTATTTATTTAACAACTACTCAAGAAGTACCAATTGATTTAGCTAGTAAAAGTTATAAATCATATGCTTCATCACCAACAGCAGCTCCTATTTTTAAAGAAGAACAAGTAATTTTAAATTCAGGTAGATTATTATTTAATTCAAAATCAGATTCTATTTTACTTTCATCTTTTGATACTATAAATCTAAACTCAGTAAATAGTGTAAATATAGATACCCCAAAAACCATAGTATCATCTCCTGAAATTTATTTAGGTGATAAGGGTGCTACTGAACCCATAATATTAGGTGATAAGTTTCTTTCAGATTTTTCATCATTAATGACATCATTAATATCATTATGTAGTGCATTAGGAACACCAATTGGTACACCAATTCCTTTTGTCCCTAACGCAGCTATCCCAGCTCCTGCTACACAAACACTTGTTAAAGCACAAACAATGCTTAATAAAATTCAAATGTATAAATCTAAAGTAAGTAAATCTAAATAATGTCGTTTCTATCTAGCCTTCTAATAAAAACAATTACAAAAGTAATTAAAAACTTAACTAAGTTTGAAGTTGCTATTGATGCTCTTATAGATAGATTTAAGGCATCCTGCCCCCCAAAAGCAGAATTACTAAATATAGTAAAACAAAAAAACCAAATACAGGGAGCTCTTGAAAATGTTGTTGGTGCTTTTAATACTGTAGAAGCTACAGCTGAAACTACCAATACTATAGTTACTACGGTAAGTACAGCCGTTAAGGTAATAAAAGCCATCCCTATACCAACATCAGTCCCACCAGGTGTTGGTATTCCTATAAATGTTATTACACTTCTAGCAGATTCTTTAGATACTTTAGGTGATTTATTAAAAGGAGCTAAAGGTGCTCTTAAAGTAGTACCATCTGCCGGTAAAACTATACAAGAAGCTGCTCAAACTATAGTTACAAAATTACAAACTTTAGATGGTGTGTTAAATGTTTGCATTGAAGAATTAGCACAAAATGGGGGTGAAGATGGTGGGCCTATGACTCAACAAGAAGTAAATGATTTAATTAATGAAATAGGAAATGTAGCAGCTGAATCCGGAAATTTTGTAAACCCAAACCTAAATACTGCCAATGAAGATGATTTATTATCACAACTAAGCCCTAATAGTGGTAATCCTCTTTTATATCAAAGACAACCTACAATTTTTATTCCATTAGACCCTGATGGTAACTACACAAAGGGTGAAATAGACCCAGGATCTGGCCAGCAAATAATTAAAGATGAAAGTGGTAGATTTGGATATAATGCTGGGTTTGATTGGAGATTAACTATAGAATATAATGATGATAATGAATATTCATTCCCACAAAGAAGAGTAAAAGCAACAAACATAAATCCTTCTAATTTTAATATATTTAAAGGAATTAATGTTTATAATATAGGACCACCAATTGGTACTATGGAAGAACGAGGAGCATATTCATATAGTACATCAGTTAAAGTATTAATAGATGAAGTTAAATTTAATGTTGATTCACTTAATGTTAGATATTGGCAAAATAAATGGGTTCTTGATAATATGGAAGAAGCTGATGATGATGATAGAATAGATGGTGATGGAAATGTAAGTGGTGGGGGTACAGATGGAAATACAACAGCACCTGGGGGTACAAACCCTCCACCACTACCCCCAGTTACTGTATTACTACCTAATGGTGTAACTATGTCTGATTTAGATATTACTTTACCTATTGTACAAAATGGGTCTGGTACTTATTATAAACAAATATTTGTTGAAACCACACAACCTAATAAATCTGTTTATTTAAAAATAGACACAGGAGGTAATGAAGTTCAAAATCAATACGTTCAAGGAGACTATGGCCAGCCTGAATATGGTAGTTATTTACAAGGTGAAGTTAAGGTAAGAATTGATTCAAATTTTAATAACGCCGGTAGTGGTGAAGATGGAAATGTAGTAACAGTGAAAACCGTAGATCGAGAAGCTATAGAAGTTAAAATTCAATATGCTGAACCCGGGCAATATTTACTTAAATACACAGTTGTATTTAAAGATTATGATCCACCTGGGTTTACAAAAGAAATCCAATCTAATCAGGGGGGAATAATTTCTCTATCAACTGGAAGTTTCTTTGAAGGAGATTAAAAAATTTAATAATTTAATATTTATAATAAAAAATGAAGTCATCACAATTAAAAACTCTAATTAAAGAATCAGTAAAAGAAGCAATTCAAGAAGAATTGAAGGAAATTTTACTGGAAGCTGTTAAGACTCCAAAAGTTACAACTATAGCATCAGTACCTCATCAAACTGTTGTAGAGCAACAAACTCCACAACAACCTGTTATGAGTGCGGAAGAAAAAAGATCAGCATATTCAAATATATTAGGTGATATGAGCGGACAATTTACATCAGCTCAAGTACAACCTAAATTTAACCCACAAGGCGGAGATGCAATTAATGGATCATTACCCCCAGGTGAAGTTGATATGGCACAAATATCAGGATTGTTAAAAAAATAAATAAATGGCAAGAATTTTACAAAACAGATTTCCAATTGACTCAGTAGGCCGTAAAGCTGTTGGGTTTGGATTTCCCTTAAATGGGCCTGCTGTTTTTGTACCTACATTTACAACTAGAGAGCAAACAAAATCCAATTTAATCAATTATTTATTAACCAATAGAGGAGAAAGAGTATTTAATCCTATGTTTGGGGCAGATTTAAGAAATTTATTATTTGAAAATGTTTTAGATCGAACAACCGACGAATTACAAGAACGAATACAAAATGATATTAAAAATTATTTCCCACAAGTAGATATAAAAGAAATTCTATTTGATAATCAACCTGATAGAAATACTATAAGTTTTACATTAACATATACTGTAGCAAACTTTGGGATAACTGATGACATAACTATATTACTACAATAATGGCAGATTTAAAACGAGACATAAGATATATTAATAAAGATTTCAACCAATTTAGAAATTCTTTAATACAATATTCAAAAACATATTTCCCTAATACCTATAATGATTTTACAGATACCTCTACAGGTATGTTGTTTATGGAAATGGCATCTTATGTAGGTGATGTGTTATCTTTTTATTTAGATAACCAAATACAAGAAACATTTATTCAAAAAGCAAGACAGCAGGAAAATTTATACCAAATGGCTTACTTATTAGGATATACTCCTAAAGTAACAACAGCAGCTAGTGTAAATCTTGACTTTTACCAACAAGTACCAGCTATATTAGAAAGTGGTGAATATGTTCCAGATTACAACTATGCCATGATTATTCCAGAAAATACTCAAATTACTTCTAATTTAGACAGTAATATAAAGTTTTTAATTGAAGATGTAATTGACTTCTCAGCATCAGGATCATTAAATCCTACAACTACATCAGTATATCAAATTTCAGGTAATAACCCAACATATTTCTTATTAAAGAAAACAAGAAAAGCAATATCTGCAACTATTAATACAACATCATTTACATTTAATGCCTCAAAAAGATTTGATGAAAGAAATATTAAAGATACTAATATTATAGGCATATTAGACTGCGTAGATACAGATGGCAATACCTGGTATGAAGTGCCCAATATGGCGCAAGAAAACGTATATGATACGATTAGAAACACAAATACAAATGACCCACAATTCAATATAGAAGAAGATGCTCCATATTTACTTAGATTAAAACAAGTGCAAAGAAGATTTGTATCACGTTTTATAGACTCAGGGTCATTACAAATTCAATTTGGAGCGGGGGCAACAACAAATAATGATGAGCAAATAGTTCCAAACCCAGATAATGTAGGTTTAGGATTGTCATTTGAAAGAGATCAATTAACAACTGCTTTTTCACCTTTAAATTTTATATTTACAAATACTTATGGTATTGCTCCATATAATACAACTTTAAATTTTAGATATCTAACAGGAGGGGGAATTGGATCTAATGTTGAAGCTGGTACTTTAACTGTATTAGATGATACTAATTTTACATTTGTAAACCCCAACCTACCAGATACAGCATTAGCAAATCAAATATTTAAATCAGTTTCTTCAAATAATGAATTAGCAGCTGATGGGGGTCAAGATGGTGATACTGTTGAAGAATTAAGATTAAATGCTGTTGGTAACTTCCAAAATCAATTACGTACTGTAACAAAAGAAGATTATTTAATAAGAGCTTTATCTATGCCTTCTAATTTGGGTACTATAGCAAAAGCATATGCAGCCCCAGTAAAAATAAATGAATTTCAACCTGGTGAATTACCTACAATGTTAGATTTATTTGTTTTAACATATGATGCTAATGGTAATTTAAGAACAGCTTCACCTTTAATGAAACAAAATTTACAAACTTACTTAGCAGAGTATAGAATGATTAATGATTCTGTTAAAATTAAAGATGCTTTTATTATTAATATAGAAGTAATATTTGATATTATAGTATTACCTAATTTTAATAATAATGAAACTATTACTAAATGTATAACATCATTAACTAATTTCTTTGCAGTAGATAATTGGCAGATTAATCAACCTATTTTACTTAATAATTTATATATTCTTTTAGATAAAGTAGAAGGAGTCCAAACTGTAAAAAATATAACAGTAAATAATTTATCAGGAGTATCTTTGGGGTATAGTGATTATGCATATGACATCCCAGGAGCAACTGTAAATGATGTTGTGTATCCTTCAATAGACCCAATGATATTTGAAATTAAATATCCTAATACTGACATTAAAGGTAGAGTAGTACCACTATAAAATAAAAAAAAATGGCAATCGGAACAAATAATTTAGATAGAGCAATAGAAGAAAGAATTAGGAAAGGTCCAAAACAATCCTTAAGAGATAGTTTTAATAAAACTAATTTAGACACCCAAAACCCAGAACCTGAAGGAGGTCCAATTAATGATCCTGTTATTGTTGTAGATGGTATGACAGCTGGGAGTGGATTTGAACAAGTTTATTCAGCACAAAATCCATATTTACAAGATTCTAGAACAAATCAAAATTCTATTTTGTATGAAAATGGTATAACACCTGAAGATAGCACATCCCCCGCTCTTAAAATTACTGCTTTAGATATAGAATCAAGTGAAGCTGGAGTAAGACAAGGAGGATCAGGAGGTCCTAATAGAATAGCACCCAATAAACTTAATACCGTTGGTCAAGATGGTACATATCAATTAAAACAATATCCATCTACTAAAAATAATTTTACTCCTAACCCAACAAGTGGTACTCCTTTAAAGAATAAAGAAGGCGAAAATGTTCCAAATCAGGAAGTACAAGCATATACTCCACAAAATACTTATATGGATTATATGGTGGAACAAAAATCAAAAAACGATAATATATAAGATATGGCTATTTATAAAATTTTTCCTGAAAAAGATGCAACTTTATACACTGAATTCCCAAATAAAAATACAGGATTAGATCAGATTATTGAGGCATCAACTTATCAAGCAAATGCTACAGCACAGGTTAGTAGATATTTAATTAAATTTCCTACAAGTCAAATTGCTGAGATGTATAATGATAAAATCATAAATGGAGAATATAAAGCATATTTAAGAAACTTTAATGCTGTAGTAACAGGGTTAAATTTAGATCAAAAATTAGAATTTTATCCTGTTAGTGGAAATTGGGGTATGGGAACAGGAAGATATAATGATTCCCCAATAGTAACTAATGGTACTAGTTGGAACTGGTTAGATTATTCAGGATCTGTAGAGTGGCCCTCATCAGGGTTTTCTCCTTATGTAACAGCTTCATATAACTCATCTTTAGAAGGTGGAGGAAATTGGTATACAGGTTCTAATTTAACTTTAGACCCCGTAACACAATCCCAAGCTTTTACTTATGCTGATACAAAAGATATTCTTGTTGATGTATCAAAAACAGTTGAAACTTGGTACAGTTACTCATTAAATAATGTTAATGGGTTTGCTAATGAAGGATTTTTAGTAAAACAACCTTCAGGAAGTGAATTTATTAATACTAAAGCGAACAACACAATTTTTAGATTTTTTTCAATTGATACTAATACAATCTATCCCCCACAATTAGAATTTAGATTTAATGATTATATTTTTAATACTGGATCTTCTAAAAATACTATATTACCCCAAGTAGAAAGTTTTGTTTCTATTTATAACAATCTCGGTACATACTATTCAGAAAGTATTCCTAGATTAAGATTTGCGGCTATGCCCAAGTATCCAGATAGAGCATTTTTAACAGCCTCTCTCTATACAACTAATTATTTTCTTCCAGAAAGTCAATCATTATATGCTATTAAAGATACAGAAACTAATGAATTTGTAATTGATTTTGATCCTGAATACACAAGGATTAGTGCTGATGATACTTCAAGTTACTTTGATTTATATTGTAATGGTTTAGAACCTGAAAGATATTATACAATTTTAGTTAAAACATCAATAAGTGGTGAAGTAAAAGTTTTCGATGAAAATATTATGTTTAAGGTAGCAAAAGGATGACAAATAAAAAAAATATAAAATTAATACGACAAGTATTTGATAAGGAAGCTTTTAATAATACTATAGATACAAATTTTACACAATTAACATCTGTAGATGATCCATCATTTTTTGATGTTAATTTGGCTACTCAAGAGGATTTTTGGATATTGTATGGTAAGTTTTTTTATGAAATACCTAAAGATGGTGAGGTTAACTCACATGAATATTTAGTACAAACTAGTGGAGATTTTATTGATTATGCTCCACAAAGGGAAGAAATAGAATCATTATTAGCAGAAATAGCAGAATTAAGAACAGAAAATTTAGAAGTAAGACAAGAGATTGCTCAAATAATCCAAGATTTTGCGGATAATCAATAATATAATAGTTAATGGAATATAAATTTGATGAATTAAAAGAAATGTCTAAAGCATTAGGTACAGATTATAAAAGCAATCTCGAAAGAGATGCTGTTGTAACTCCTATAACTAATGATAGGGAAAATAATATTAATATTAGCTCTTCCTGCATTCAAATACCAGCATCTACAGTTGTTAGTATGGGGTATGATTTTGCTGAATCTGAAATTATCCCAAGTGAAGACATATCAGGTTCATTTTTTCAAAGTGGGAGTATAATTGAATTTTATACTTATAGTACTACAAAAACCTTATTATCTCAAGATTATAACTTTACTGATTATACAATTGAAGAGAATACAGCAATTGCTGATACTTCAGATGCAACTTCTTATACAAACAGTCAAGGTGTTGCTGTAGTTAATACAGGATCTGCTTCTATCCCAACAAATAATATTACATTACAACCTACATTAGATTTATACGATAGAGGATTTGATAATGGTGAGTTATTTGCTGTGTATAATTTTATTAATTATGAATTAGCCTCATCAACAACTCAAACATTTTATATATCTGAAATATCAGGAGATAGAACAGAAATAAGAATAAAATCTAATGCAATATCTGCTGTAGATATTAAAAATGGTTTTGCTTCATTAAAAGATAAATTAAACTCAACTGAATATTTTGATGAATTTTATTTAAGTTTTTATCAAAATAATTATGTAGTTGCTGTTAATATTGCATTAGAATCTACTCCTGAAAAGGCATTAGATCCTTCTATATTAATTAAATTATATGAACCATTACCTGCTAATTATAATGTTGAACAGAGATTATATGTTGCAACTAAAGTAGGAGAAACAGTAGCCTATAAAGTAGAATTTATTCAAGATTTTTCAAATTTTATAGATAATGCAAATTACATTAAAGGTCCTAATGTTAATATTCCCCTTCAAGATTTAGTTAATAATTCAACAACTTTAAAATCTTATGAAGATTTAACAAAAACCGAATCATCATCATCATTAGATAGTGTTTTAAATTATTTAAACCAAACTGGGGTAACAATCACTCCTAACTACTCATACAACACGTTTGATGAATATATTAATTTTTCTTCAGCAAAACAGAGAATTAATAATTTTTATGAAAAAGTATCTCAAATACAATCATACCAATCTGACATTGATACTATCACAACAATAACAGGATCAAATCCTAATGTAATAGAAATATCTCAGAGTTTATCAAGTCTACAAACTAATATTACAAATTTAGTTTCAAATTTTGATGGGTATGAAAGTTATCTTTATTATAATTCATCATCTTTTGCATATCCAAAAACTGGATCATCATATCCTTATTCCCTGTTACCAACAGGAAGTACAGAGGTATTAACATGGATGGGTAGTGATGTTGAAAATTCCCAATACTATGGAGGTTATGTATTATCAGCATCTTTATATGATGAAGATAATCAAAACTGGTTGTATTATACTATACCAACTTTTATAACAGAAAATTCAGACAATAATGAATATGTAGAATTTTCTAATATGGTGGGTCAATCTTTTGATGAAGTATGGTTATATACTAAAGCATTAAGTGAAAGATATAACACTACTAATGACCCAGAATCTGGATTGCCTTTAGATTTAGCTGCTGATGCTATAAAAGGTTTAGGATTTGAAACTTTTGGAAATAATTATGACAACCAAGATAATTTTATAGGGTTAACAGGTGAAGATAATGGGATTTATGTTCCACCAACAGGAAGTGAATTAATTACAGATTATGTAGCTGTAAATAATGGTAAAATAATAAATTACTGGAATTTAGGGTATTCATGGCTTAATTATGTAGAACAACTAATAGAACCAGGATTCCCATATGCTATTGATAAAGTAAGTAAAGAAATATATAAACGTCTTTACCACAATATGGCTTATCTTACTAAGAAAAAAGGTACAATTAGTGGTTTAAGACAATTAATTAATATTTGGGGTATTCCAAATACAATACTTCGAATTAATGAATTTGGGGGTAAAAATAAGGACAACTCAGATGATTATGATTTATGGTATAAACGTTATAGTTACGCGTATACACCAGTTGCCAACCAATATATGGCAAGTTCGTCGGTTAAAGTACCTTGGATGCCATTACAACGTAATAAGATAGATAGTAATGAGTATATAGTACCTGATGGTCTTGCTTTTAGATTTAAAACTACAGGACACCCATCATCAAGTTATGGAGGTAAATTTTATAGCCAATCTTTAGCCGTTAAAAAATCAAATGGAACTAATGATCAACAAATGGATTGGGGTATTGGTTTATTTTATGAAGACCAACCATCAGGATCATATTCTGGGTCTAGTTTTAGTGATTATTACAACTATGGTAAATTAAGATTTTATATGTCTGCCTCTCAACCCGATGGGGGAGTACAAATATCAGATGATATTGAATTACCATTTTTTGATGGAGGGTGGTGGAGTGTTTTACTACAAAGAGACCAACACGTAAGTGCTAGTACTAATGACACACCAACAACATATACTTTATTTGTAGCTAATAAGCAAGTAGATGGTTGGGATGGAAATTCATTAGGATGGTCAGGATCAGTAAGTATGTCTTCAGCAAATATAGCTTTCAACTCAGGATATGGAGGAGGAACTTATGATAGTGTAGAATATGATTTACCAGAAGCTGTACATCCTACAATAAATGAATCTTGGAATAGTTTTGGAGTTACAGAATATGATGGTGTTTATGTTGGGGGGTATGTTTCAGGTTCAGATGTAATGACTGAAGTCTTAAATGAAGGAGCCAAAATATTTTCAGGATCTTTTCAAGAATTTAGATATTATTCTAACAATATTTCAAAAGAAGTATTTAATGATTTTGTAATGAATCCTGAATCCGTTGAAGGTAATAATGTTACAGGATCAGAATCATCATTTGATATTATTAACTTTAGAGCACCTTTAGGAAATGAATTAGAATATAAATTTACGGCATCCGTAAGTGAATCATTCTCAACTCTTATATCATCATCACACCCATCAATTACAGGATCAGCACCTATGGTGTTTACCCAATCTTTTATCAATCCTTCAAATTCTTCACTAACTTCAAGTTATGAATTTATTGGGTATGAAGCAGCATCTACCTACACTTATAGTAAACCTAACGTAGAAACATACTTTCTAGACCAACCAGCAATAGGAATTAGAAATAGAATTTCAAATAAAATTCAAGTTGATGATGGTAGTGATTATGGTAATGTATTATCTAAATATAGAAGTATAGATCAAGACTATTTAATTAGCAAAAGTTATACTGAAGATATAACAAGTTTAGAAGTAGGATTTTCACCACAGGATGAAGTAAATGATGATATAATAGCAACTTATGGTTATGGTGTAATATCAGATGTATTAGCTGATCCTAGATTTGCTTATGAGGGTAAAGAAAACTATTACCCTAAATTAAGAAATATAGCAAATGAATATTTTAAAAAATATACAGAAGGTGATGTTTGGGATTATTTAAGATTAATTAAATATTTTGATAATTCATTATTTAAAGCAATTAAATCATACGTACCCGCTCGTACTAGTGTAACTACAGGTGTTATAGTTAAACAACATATGTTGGAGCGTAATCGTCGTGTACCTATTACAGTTAATCCAAATACGATAATAGCATACACACCTGAAACAGGATCAATAGTAGGTGGTCAATCTACAGCTACAGGAATGAATAGTCCAATCTCATATAGAGATTTAGAACTTACAGGAAGTATTAAGATGGTTGATATTGGTGGATCAACAGGAGGAGTTTTAAATCCTTACAATGTTGAAGTTACCCAATCTGGATTTTTCTCATATTTTTCGTCTAATACTCCTGGTAATTTACCAGACCAATATATTAATCTGATTCCTCAAGGTGGAAGTACAGCAACATATGGAGATATAGTATTATCTAGATTTGGAACTTCTTTAAAACAAGGTTTAAGATTAAAAACCCCAATTAAAACAAGATTTCTTTTTAACCAAACTAATACTGTAGGTGAGTTAGGATTTGATGAAGGATTTGAATTTGCAGTATCATCATCTATAAGAGGAATTATAGGTACTGATATAATAACTTCATCTTCATTGTCTCCTATTGGAGCTACAATTGCAAGTTCTTCATACTATGAAATGCTCCCAGGGGAAGATATTACTTTCTGGTTTAAAGGTATGGATGTTAGTGATCCAAATAATCCTATACCTGCTTCTGTAACTATGGAAAACTTCCTTTGGTCGATGTATTCTGTAAACCAACCAAACGCAAATGATTTTCAAGGTGCTGTTCTCCCATTTTCATCAAGTATATGGAATTCATTTACTACACAATCCTACATTATAGAAAATAAAACTATATCTGGTAGTGTTTATGAATTACATAAATCACAAGATGAATTTTATAATGGAGAATTCAGTGGAAGTGAAATAACAGTAACAACTCAATCTTTACTAGTAAATCCTTTTAGTGAGCCAAATACAATAAATACTACATATAACTTAATAGTTACTGCAAGTTTTGGTGCATATCAAAATAGTTCATGGAATACTACAGACCCATTTCAAAACACATTCCCTTCAGGTACTTTTGATTTACAATCAACATCCTCATTTTATGACCCAACAAAAGAAGGACTTGGGTTAGAATCAGTTTATAATTTATGGGCTGAGTGGGAAATAGATAATAGTTTTTCTACAAAAACGGGTTCTATATTTTATTATCAAGACCCAACTCAACCAGAAGATTGGTGGATTGTAGGGTTAATTTTACCCAGTCAAATGGACATCCCAGCAGGTTCTATTTCAAATAAATTTGGGAGTTATTTAGGTTGGTCTAGCCAAAATTTATCAAATGGTGAAGTTGTAGCTAGAAAAAATTCTAATGGTTCAGTCATAGAAGTACCCCAAGAATCAAATATAAATCCTATAAACCAAGTACCCCCAGAATACTCAGGCATTCCTGCTATCGAAGGTGGAGAGAATACACCAAACCAGTGGGGTCCTTATATAAAATTCCCAACTACATCGGGTTCAATGAATCAATTTTATGCCATAGGTTTAAATGTTGATTATGGTATTACAGACCCACAATATAATAATATGAAGTATGAGGAAATATTTTCTAATATGTTAGGAAATAATGATTCAGTACTTAAATATTATAGCACGACAGGTATAATCAATACGGGTGACCCAGATGCCCCAACAATTACAACAACATCAGCAACATATGGAATAACTAAATATTGGTTTAAGGATCCTTGGAATAATGGGGGTAGACCTATTAGACTTAATCAGCCAACATCTTTTGGACCATCCCCAGATATGTTTACGGAAACAGTCCGTGGCATAGAAGTTTATCTTTCACCTGAAAGAATACAAAGAACTAAATTTGCCGACAATCAAAAAGATGGAACTCTTAATAATTATGGAATAGGATCAGCAAGTTTAGCATTGATAGGATCCACATGGACAGGTTCATGGTATGATGGGTCAGGCTGGTTTCCAGAACAATTAACATTTAATAATGAAACTCAAGATCCAGATACAGGAGTAATTAATAATAATTTATCTACTTTTGCAAATGAACCATCATTTGAATTAAACCTTCCTAATTATATAGGTACACCAGCTCCTATAGATTCTTATGGAAAAGCAGGTAATGTCTTTATCCAATCTTTAAATGATTTAGAAGGTATTTCCTTTTTACAAGATTCAACAAGTCCGGGATGGACAGTATTTAATTATAACCCACAAAATAGTAGATATTTAAGTGGTTCAGTTAACGGAAGTTTCCCACTTATACAATATAACCCATCAGGACCTCAAGATTCAGAGTATGTTAATTTTAACCCTCAATTACCTTCAAATAACTTAGAATTTGAAAACTCATCATATTATCCTTTAATAAATAATGCTACTGAAAGTGTAAAAAATACTTATTTGCAAGTTGTAGAGTATGATAATGGTCCAATTCCATCAAATATTGAACCTATAATATCTCAATCAGCATTAAAAGCAAGAGTGCCAGATAGTTTTTATACTCAAAAATCCTCAATCATACCAAGATATTTAGGAAGTAAATTACAAAGTGCAGATTATAATACTTATACTCCACCACTAACAAATATTACTTACCTAAACGGTAATATAACAGGAAGTATGTTTTCAGGGTCTAATGAAACATTCACAATAGCTACTACTTGTTTTGTAGAAGGTACTAAAATATCTACAACAAAAGATAGTATTAAAAATGTTGAAGATTTTAAACCTGGAGATTTTATATTAACATACAATCCTGATGATAATAAACAAGAAGAAGGTGTTGTAGGAAGTATTGATACAAAATTAGTTTCATCTTTAATAGAAATAACATTTGATAATGGTAATATTATTCAAACAACAGAAGAACATCCATTTTATGTTAAAGATAAAGGACTTGTAAATGCTTCTGAATTAAAACCTTTGGATATTTGTAAAACTATAAATGAAGATTTATCAACAATAACAACAGTAAACAAAATTAAAGGAGATTATAAAGTATATAATATAATAGATGTAAATCCTAATAGTAATTACTATGCAAATGGTATATTAGTTCACAATAAAGGGGTAATTATTACAACATATACTTCACCATCTTGGTTAGGAGATTCAAGCCCCCAACAGATGCCTTCTGAAGGAGTAGCATTTTCAACAATTTCAAAACATCCAATTTATTTTGCTCATTATAGATCTTCAAAAGAAACTTATGAGTTATGGGATTCTACAACATTTAATATAGATCAATTAATTGAATCACCTTTAGAGGATATTAGAGGTGAAAAAGCCCCAACAACCCCAGTAGTAGTTAGTATTGATGGGTCTGATGATCAAATAACAGAAGTAAGAAGTACATTTGAAGTAGATAGAAAATCTGATGTTAATTATAATGTAGGAAAAGTAAAAGGACTATCAGGATCACTTTCAACTATTAATTATGGTTCATTAGCTGTTGGTGATAATACAATATATCAAGGTGCTTTAGAATATAATGCTTTATTATCTAATGAACCCAACCAAACATCATATGCTAAATTTATGGCTTTTAACACCGGGAGTATTTTTGGAATGTATAAATCTACAGGCTCAGGTACATATGGAAAACCAACATCAAGTAATTTTATAGATTTAACCTTACAAAAAGCACCAGGAAGTGGTGGTTGGGGACTTTCACAAATGGCAGGTTATGATTTTTTCTTATCAGCAAGTCAAGATTCAGATCCAACTTCTCCAAACTATCAAGGTGGATATTTAAGGCTACTTGGGGGAGGAGTAACAATTACAGCATCAGCTGAAGCAATTCCGGATGCAGCCTCAACATACCAATGGATCTCAGGTCCAGGATTAGGTGCTATTCACTCTGTAAATAAATGTTTACAAAAAGGACAATTTGCAACTAATATTAACATAATAACTCCAACTATCAATCAATTAGGATGGCCTATTGGTGCTAAACGAATAAAGCAAGACTCAATATTTTTTACATGGGATGTAGGACAATCAGCAAATGCTACAAGTTCAATTGGCTCTTATGTTTCCCCCAACCCACTAACTAAAGGTTATTTTCCAGAAATAGCAAACTACCAAGACTATTCTCTACCTTTTTTAATTGAAAAGGGAGATGAAATTAGAATTGCATATTCATCATCTGCTAATTCTCAAGGTAAAGCATTTATAAATGAACAAGATTTCACAGTAGTAGATGTTCCCCATTCACCTGATAATAACCATGGTTATGTTTGTCCTGGTTTTGCTGTTACCCAAACTATAAATTCAGCATCTATTTTCGATAGAATTTATGTTTCTCCAAACCCAATGAATTTTGATATAGAAGATAATAAAATATTTAATTTTACTATAAGAAGAAGAGTTAATGCTTCTGATAGAGTTATAATATTCCAATCTAACCCAACAGGATCAGAGGGTGCTAGAACATTTGGCCCATCAGGATATTTAATACCTGGGGATTTTACACCTATCCAAAAAAGAAATGTTCAAACTTTAATAAATCAATTAAGAGCTAAAAATGCTTTTAGAGCAGATGAAGACAATGACACAAGAAGAGCTCCAACTGAATAATATAACTTGGAGTAAAAACAAAAAAAACGTATATTTATAATTAAAATAACATAGCAAATGGGATATTTAAACAATCAGGTAGTAACAGTAGATGCTATCTTAACAACAAAAGGAAGAGAACTTTTAGCAAGAGGTGATGGTTCTTTTAACATAAGGTCTTTCGCATTATCAGATGATGAAATAGATTATACATTGTATAATCCAACAAACCCTTCAGGTTCTGCTTATTATGGTGAAGCTATTCAAAATATGCCATTATTAGAAGCATTTCCAGATGAAACTCAAATGATGAAGTATAAGTTAGTAACTTTACCAAGAGACACAGCAACAATGCCAGTAGTTTCAGCTGGTGGCTTCTCAGCAGTAAAATTAAAACAAACATTATCTACTACTATTACACCACAAACTGCAAACTATTTAGGCAATAATGCAGTAAATGAAGCATCTGGGTATATGTTTACAGTTAGTGATGTAAGACAATTTTCAGTAGTTCAAGGGGATGGTATTACATCTAAATCTGCAAATAGTTTAAATGAGAATTCAATGATTACAAATGGTACTAATGTATCTAGAACCGTAATAGGAATGTCTTGTACTTTAACAGCAACAGGTATTGCTACTTTATTTGGTCAAGGAGGTAATTCAACTAGTACTTTATTTAGCACTTTAACTATTATAGGAATGGATTCAGGAGCAAGAGTTCAAATTCCAATCCAAATCACTAGAACATAAAAATAAAAAAATATGGCAGTTCAAATAACAAATGATAATCAAATAACAGCGTTCTACCCAATAGAACCTCAGGATATGATTATTAGTACTGAAAATGTAACCAGTACAGTATGGGAAAATAATCAACCTACACTAACAACGATGTTTACATCATCAGTACAAGCAGCAAGTGCCACGGGGCAATTCTATTATAGTATTTATGGCTCTGAAGAAGCTACAGGTTCTGTACAATTTGCAATAGCTTATTGTGATGCTGATGGTAGCGGTAGTTTATTATACAACCCTAATGTTAATGGTTTATCACCAACAAGAACAAATTATGGACAATATAGAAATTTAATTCTAGGAGATGAAGAATCTTCATTTGTATTTGGAAATCAATCATCATCATATTTTTATGCTTTACCTATTGAAAGAGCAGGATATAAAGAAGAAATCCTACCAGGAGTATGGACTTTAGCACTTTCTGATGGTACTGGGAATAATATATATCTTACAGATGATAGTAAATTAGGAGGAGCAGCAGTATTTTCAGAAGCTGGTAGAGTTTATAACATAGTAACAGGATCAGCAGGTAATGTTTATACTTCTGTTACTCAACCACAAGGATGGACACTAAACTCAGGATCTTATGGGTTTTTACTACCAGATATTGGAGTAATATTATTAAGTGGTGAAGCATTAGATGGTACAGTAGCAGATTCAGGTATTAATTTACAAACAGACAGAACATCAAATAGCCAAGAAAATAATCCTAAATTAATGTTTGAAGCTATGGATGATGCCTCAGCTATATCACCATCACCAGGGTTTACTTTAAACTCACAAGAAAATCTTTCATCAGATTTTATATTTTGTAGAGCTAGAAGTCAAAATTCAAATTATTCAACAAACCCATCATTTATCTCAGGTTCAGATGGAGCTGTATTATATAATTCTTTTATTAATGACCCCCAAGTATATATTACTACAGTAGGTTTATATAACAATGATCAGGAATTAGTAGCAGTTGCTAAACTTTCAAGACCTTTGTTAAAAGATTTTACTAAGGAATTACTTGTAAGGATCAAGTTAGACTTCTAATGAATGAGCGCTTGGAAACAATTCACAACAAAGGATGTTACAATAACTCCATTTACAGCAGATAAAGGATTTACTTTTACAGGTAATGAAATTACAGGGTCTGAAAATGGTATTAATATTTACTCTGGTAACAATGTAAATTATACATCATCACTTAATATTCAAACTGGATTTGAATATTCTTCCTCAGTAAATTCTATATGGAATAGTGCAAAACAATTATATTACACAAATTACATATCTTCAAGTAAAGGAGATTTTGTAAACACAGGTAGTATACTTCCGGGAGTTACAAGAGAAGATGACAGATCTATTGGTAATATAGAATCACCTTTATATGATAATTACCTTCAATCTTCTTTACTTCAAGAAAGATACTGGAATACTGGAAGTGAACAAAATACTCCCATATCACAAATAACTTCAATATCTATACCAACTAAACTTTATGGGGAAAAAGTAATACCTGGAACTTTTCTATTTACAACATCAACACCTGATTATCCTACCGGAATAACTTTAAAGGATGATGGTGAGGGAAATATTATATCTGGATCACAAGATGTAGTAATTGGTCAAATATTTTACTCTCATGGTATGGTTATACTTACTAGAGATGCCCGTTCTACTAATATAGGCAATTCAATTAATAGTAATCCTGCATTATTAGGTAATACAACTATAGCATTTTCTTCATCACTAACTATTTATGAACAACAATATAAATGTGTTATATTAGAAAACGAATTAGGATACTCACTAAATCCATCCCTATTAACTCAATCTATTCCGGGTGATAGTAGTGAACAATATTATCCTTTTGTAACAGGTTCATTTTTTGAACCATACATTACTTGTGTAGGATTGTATAATGAATCACAACAATTAGTAGCTGTAGGAAAATTATCTTTCCCATTACCAGTATCTCAGTTTACAGATACAACAGTTATTGTAAATTTCGACGTATGATAAATTGGAAATACCAACAAAAAGAAATATTAGAATTCTCTGACTTCCCAGAGTTAACCCATGGTTTTGTATATAGGATAATCCATACACCTACTAAAAAATCTTATATAGGTAGGAAAATATTACAAAATACTTCTAAAGTAAAATTAGGTAAAAAAGAAATAGCAGAATATGCTGGAGTAGTAGGCCGTAGACCATCTTATAAACTAGTTGTAAAGGAATCAAATTGGAAAAATTATTGGGGTTCAAATAAATATTTGAATGAGTTATATAAAACAGAACCTAAAGAAAATTTTGAACGACAAATTTTAACATTTGCCCCCTCCAAAAAATTACTTACTTATTATGAAGTAAAGTATCAAATGATTTATCAAGTTTTAGAAACACCCGATGAATTTTTTAATGATAATATTTTAGGAAAGTTTTATACAAAAGATTTTAACTAACCGTTGATATCTAAATTTAGTTTCGTATATTATACTCCATGATTAATGAACTATTAGTAAGTTTAGTAAATTCCGTTATAGGTGCGGGTAAACGAACAGCTAGAGGCAACCAAGCCCATAACTGTCCGTATTGCAACCACCATAAACCAAAATTAGAGATTAATTTTTCTGAAAATAAAAAAGGATATAATCCTTGGCATTGTTGGGTTTGTAATAAAAAAGGAACTAAAATCACGTCTTTATTCAAACAAGTTAAAGCATCCCCTGAAAAATTTACAGAATTATATAAGTTAATAGGAAATGAAAAGGAACGTAAAACTGTAATAAATACAACCTTACTAAAACTTCCTGAAGAATATAAATCATTTAAAGATATAACATCATCAGACATTGAGGGTAGACAAGCTGCTTACTATTTAAAAAGCAGAGGTATTACTAAAGATGATATTGAAAAATATAACATAGGATATTGCACATCAGGAAGATACTCAAAAATGGTTATAATACCTTCTTATGATGAATCTGGAAATTTAAATTATTTTACAGGTAGATCTTTTGAAAAAGAACCATATATTAAATATCGTAATCCTGAAACCTCACGTGATGTCATCCCATTTGAATTGTTTATAAATTGGAAATTACCGTTAATATTGTGCGAAGGACCATTTGACGCCATAGCCATTAAAAGAAATGCAATACCGTTATTAGGCAACAATATACAACAAAACCTAATGAAACGGATTGTAACATCAACAGTTGAAAAAATATACATAGCATTAGATAATGACGCATTAAAAAAATCTTTAAAATTTGCAGAAAAATTTATTAATGAAGGCAAGGAAGTTCATCTAGTTGAACTTGAAGGGAAAGACCCTAGCGAAATGGGATTTACCCATTTTACTAACCTAATACAAAAATCCATTCCTCTAACACAATACGCCTTAATGGAAAAAAAATTATCTCTAGTATGAGTAAAAAAACAATTAAAAAGTCCTATAATAGGATTTTAGAAATTTCGGAAGATGCTAAACAAATTACACTCCCAGATTCAAGGTATTATCAAAGAAATGGTGATTATTACCCATCAATTACTTATGTTTTAAGTTGTTATCCAAAAGGTAAACATTTTCAAGATTGGTTAAAAAAAGTAGGATACAGTGCTGATTGGATTGTAAGAAAAGCAGGTGAAGAAGGTACTCAAGTACATGAAATGTGTGAGGATTATCTTAATGGTAAAGAGTTAAACTTTTTACAAAACGGAATCCCAATGTATGACACCTTAGTATGGCAAATGTTTTTAAGATTTGTAGATTGGTGGGAAACATACAACCCAACACTAATTGAAACTGAAGTTCATTTATTTTCAGATGAAATCAAAGTAGCAGGTACTTGTGATATGGTTTGTGAAATTGATGGTGAGTTATGGATTATTGATTTTAAAACTTCTAACCACTTACAAACTACATATGATCTTCAAACCGCAATTTATGGTAAATGTTATGAAGAATGTTTTGGTAAAAAAGCAGATAGATATGGGGTTTTATGGTTAAAATCCTCTAAAAGAGGTCCTAAAGAAGGATCAATGCAGGGTAAAGGATGGGAAATGTATGAATCAAAACGTTCACAAGATGAAAATATTAATATATTTAATACTGTAAAACAATTATTTGATTTAGAAAATCCTAAACATAAGCCAATATTCACCGAATTTAGAACGCAAGCTAAAAGAAAATTGTGATATTTATAATAAAATATTCAATTTATGATTTCACTAATTAAATTATTAAAAGAAGCTATAGCAGAGCCAAAGGCCATTATATTAGCAGGAGCACCAGGAGCTGGTAAAGGATACATTTTAAGAGGTTTAGATTTAGGTGGTATAAAAATACTAAATGTAGATGATATTTATGTCCCCCTATTACAAAAAGCTAATGTAACATTAGATTTAAAAAATGCTACTCCTGAAGAAAGAAGTGAGCAAGCTAAACAAATGGCTGCTGCAAATAAACAATTTAAAGGAGATGTAGAAGCTACTATAGAAGGCAAAGAATCTTTTATTTTAGATGGAACAGGAGCTTCATATAATCAAACTGCTAAATTAAAAAATGAATTAGAAGAAGCAGGATACAAAGTATTTATGCTTTATGTTTATACTGATTTAGAACGCTCACTATCTCAAAACCAAGACAGATATGAAAAATCAGAAGGTAAAGATAGAAGTTTAGCACCTGCTATTGTAATGCGTACATGGAAAAGTGTAACAGATAATTTACCTAAATATGCTGAATTATTTGGTAATAATTTTGTAGCTGTAGCCAATACATTAGATAATAGAATGCAAAATATAGATAAAATAATAAAAAAATATCTTACTCCATTTAAACCTGAAGGAACAAAACCAAAAACACCAAAAGAACAAGCTAAATCAGACGCTAGAAAGGCTAAAGATAAAGAAGAGATTCAAATTATGCTAGATGATGATTTTGTATATGATGTAATTGAATATACAATGTCTAAAGAAGAAGCACAGATGCGAATAGGTAAATTCTTAAATTCATGAGTAAGGTAATAGCAGCATATGGTGGTGGTTTTAAACCACCCACTAAAGGACATTTAGAAGTAGTTAAAAAAGCTTTAGAATCTCTTCCTGAAATAGATGAATTTATTATTTATGTTGGGAGTAAGGAAAGAAATGGGGTAAGTCAAGCTGAAGCTATTTTAATTTGGGATATATTTAAAAAATATCTCCCTATGAAAGTCAGAATTGAACCTGCAAAATCACCAATTGGTGATATTGTTCGTTTAGGAAAAAATAACCCTGAGGATGAAGTTTATTTTATTATAGGAGGAAGAGAAGGAAGAGATGATGATTTAGAAGATATTGAAAATAGAACTAAAAACATAGAATCCGCTTATCCTAATATGAAAGTAAAAGTACAATTTACACAAGATAAAGGTATGAGTGGAACTAATGCTAGAAAAGCAGCAAAAATGTCAACTGATGAATTATCACCATTTCTACCTGATGAGTTAGATGATAGTGAAAAAGAAGAAGTATTTAATATCTTAAGACCAGTAATTAAAGAAGAAATTACCAAACCCCAATTAGATTCAATTGAAAAATATGCTGATAGTTTATTTAATAAATTAGGAATTGATATTGAGTTTACAAAACATTTCTTAGATAGGGTAAATGATGAAAGAAATATTAAACCTATATCAGTACCAGAATTAGTAGGGATGTTTAAACGTTTACATAGAAAACACGGTAAACCTTTATCCAAAATAGACGATGATTTTAATGCTGTTGTTAAGGATTTTAATAATAATATTAATATACCATTTGCTATAAATGTAACTGATGATGATATTGAAATGTATGCCAAAACAGTAATGCGTAAAAAAGATTTCAAAACCTCAACTCCTGTTATTGCCCTTAATGAAAACGCTTCATATACTAAAGATATTAATCTTATTGAAAAATTAGCTCAACTAACTCAACATATGTTAGATAAAGGCATGAACATAGAACCTTTACCTAGTTTAGAATTTGTTAATGGTGATAGTGAAAATGCACGCGAATTTCTTGGTAAGACAGCGTATTATGACCCAAACACACAAACTATAGTATTATATACTGAAGGTAGACATCCTAAAGATATAGCGCGTAGTTACACTCATGAAATGATTCACCACATTCAAAATTTAGAAGATAGATTAGGTAATATTACTACAACAAACACTCAAGAAGATGATGAGTTAAATGATATTGAAGCAGAAGCTAATTTAAAAGGCACAATGACATTTAGAAATTGGACTGATAGTTTAAATGAGGTTGTTGTAGGTAACAAAATTGAATGTGATAAGTGTGGTTGGAGTTGGAAAATAGCAGATGGTGGAGATGATTTATTTATATGTCATAAATGTGGGAACAATAATAAGCCTATAAATGAAGTAAAACCTTATAAACATAAACATGGTTTTGATGACAAATTAGGCAAAGATCCCTTTGGTTTAAACCAATTTGCTAGAGAAATAGCCGAAGGAGTTTTGATACCCGAAGAAGAGGTCGTATCTTCACCCCCTATGGAATATAAAATATACTCAGACATGGATGGTGTGTTAACAGATTTTGACAAATCATTCGAAAAATACTCAAAAGGAATACCACCTAGAGAGTATGAAAAGAAATTTGGTAAAGATGGTTTTTGGAAATTAATTGATGGTGAAGGTAAAGTTGGATTTTGGGTAGGAATGCCTTGGATGGAAGATGCTAAACAGTATTGGGATTATATTAAAGATTACGATGTAGAGTTATTATCTTCTCCATCTAGATCTGAAACATCAAGATTAGGTAAAAGATTATGGGTTAGAAATAATATGCCGGGCATTAAATTAACTTTAGCACAAGCTTATAATAAGAAAAATTATGCTGAACCTAATCATATATTAATTGATGATAGAGAATCAAATATAGAACAATGGAAAGAAGCAGGTGGAATAGGCATATTACACACATCAGCAGCTGACACTATTAACCAACTTAAAGCATTAGGATTATGAGTAAATTAAATACACTAGCTGGGGGATATAAGGGGGGATCACCAAGATTAAGAAGTAATAATACTCCAAAACCCTTTATTGGAGACCCACCAAAACAGGTAGATGTAGAACAATTATCAAATTATCTTAAACAATTATATAGTGGGGGTAATTTATCAAAAGAAGGTGTACAAGTTATTATTAAAGAATTAAATAAATTAGTTTTATGAGTAAAGTACAAGGTCTAAATAAACAATTTACTGAAAGAGATGTAAATAGAATGCGTAACCTTATCCAAGGAAAACACGGTGAAAAAGTAGGTCAGAGTGTGGGTTATGCTAAACATGATAAAGATTATAAAGAAGGTGATGTTTGGGAAGTAGATGGTAGGATGTGGACTATTAAAGAAGGTATTAAACAAAATATTACCAAATTAGATAAAGCAAAAAAAGCACACATAATGCCTATTTTTTGCCCTAATTGTGGGTCTAAAATGCATACAGATTTAGATAAACCCTACTACAATATACATAAAAAATGTTTTAATTGTGTTGTTGAGTTTGAACATCATTTAAGAGTAGCAGGTTTATATGAAGCTTATGAGTCTAAAATCATCAACTCAGAAATAGATAATTTTGTTAATGAATTTAAAGCTTATATAGAAGCTGAGTTAGTATTATCTAATAAAGGTTTTATTACAGAACAGGGCGATGTTGAAAGTTGGGTAGGGGCTCCTAATAAATCAAAAGTATTAGAAGGATTAAATAAAACTATCGAACATTTAAATAATCTTAAAAAGTAACATATTTTTATATATTTATAACTAAAAATCAATGGATAATTTTAATATCACTAAGTGGAATAGAAACCGCTATCTTAATGAAGGTCAAATAGACGAATATGGGGAATATAGATCTCGAGAAATAGAATTAGGAAAAGAATTAGATTCTCAATTTAATGATTATAACCCTAACATTTCATTACAAATGTATAGTGGTGACAGACCAGATTCAGACCCATTAAAAGGCAAAGGCTTTGGTTCTATAACATTTAGTGTTAGAGAAGAACTTGATCCTAATGATTGGAATAAAGCATTAAAGTGGGTAGAATCTAAAGGATTTGAAATAGAATCAGAATCTAATTGGTATGAAATGGAATATGATGGAGATAGAGCATGGTACCCAAAAATAAAATTTCAATTTAATGTAGCAGATTTTCCAATCAACGAAGGGATGAGTAAAGCAGGCATCAAAAAACAAATCAAAGATGCAGAAGAAATATTAGATAGTGGTGAAGCTAATGGTGAACCTTTAACTTCTGAAACAGAAATGTTAGTACAGAAAGAACTTAAAAGACTACTTTCACTATACAAATCAGTTAACGAAATGGATATAAATGACCCAGTACTCGTAAAAATAAGAGCTGCTAAAGATAGAACTGATAAAATACTATCCCAACCTAAATCAGATTTCGGTAAAGAATATGGTGATGCTGTTAAAAAAGCTCGTGGTGGTAATAATAATGATACTAAACTTAGATTTCTTAAGAAAGAAAGAGATCAATTAATGCGTGATATGGAGCAAGAAGCTGAACCAGAAGGTGGACCAATTGCTGATGAATATGGTAGTAAACTAAACCGTATAGATAATGCAATTGCTAAACTATCAGGTAGAAAAGAAATGACTTATGACCAAGCAATAGCTGAAGGTAAAAAAATAGGAAAAAATTCATATAAAACTAGAACTGCTATAAACACAGCACCTGGAAAAACAGAAGATAAAGAAGTAATAATTGATAACATAAGTGATCTTGATAATGTTACTATTAGATGGAGAGGAACTAACCATCATGGTAATAAAACACTTACAAATTTAAAATTTAAACAAGAATCTAAAGGTGATGATGATTTAATGGCAATATCAAATGATGATAAATGGCTATTTATAGTAGATAGGGATGACGACACAGGGGAGATAGATTGGAATACTTTAATCGTAGATAGTAGAGAATTAGAACAAGACGATGGTAGCTATGCCGTAGATTCTGAAGATAGAATAAATACTAAAGAATCAATAGATGAAAGTGCTTCAACAGAAGAAAAAAGAATTGCCTTACGTGCTATTAAAAGTATAGCTAAGTATAGAGGTGTTAGTGAAGATGAAGCAAAACGAGATCTTACTAGAGCAATTGAACAGTTAGGTAGTTTAAAAGAAGCAATTAAAGATATTAAAGAAACTACTGAATTAGGAAAAAATCTAACTGAAGAACTTTGTGCTAAAGGTAAAGCATATAGAAAGAAAAGAATGGCAGCTGGTGAGAAATCATCTGCTTACTTGAATGGTCGTGCTGTTAAAGTATGTAAAGGTCAAATGAAAGGGTAGTATGAAAGATTTAAAAATAATACAAGAATTTTTTTCTAAACCTATCTATGAAAATGAAATAGATAGTTTAGGTGATGCTTTAGCTGATGAAATAAAAGATACCTTAGAAGATAAAAAAGATGAATTAAAAGAAATAGTTGATCCTATAACAATTTTATCTACAGTATTAGCTAGCACAACATTAATCAACATTATAGCTAAATTCTCAGGTAAAATATTTAAAAAATATAATTTTGGTAAAGGTGAAGAAGCAGCTAAAAAAATCTATGATTTTACTCATAAATTAGAACAAGATTTTAAGGGACCCATTAAACGTGTAGTTTCATTATTTTCTAAAGATCCAAAAACAATAAAATTGGTAACTGATGGTTTATATGCTTTATTAATTTTAAGTTTAGGTGTTAAAGCCGGTAGTGGAGCAGTACAAAGTTTATCAAAAGGTAATATAGCATCAGGAACCATTAGTGGTTTAAAGGCAGCTTTAAAAGGTAAAGATTTAACTACACTAATTAAAGATATAGCAGGAGCAGTAACATGATAACAGAAGAAAGAGTATATGAAATAGTTAAAGAATCCTTACGTGATTGGTTTAAAAAAGAAAATTGGGTAAGAATTAACACATCAGGTAATATTGCAGGTGATTGTGGTACTATGAAAAAAGGAAAGGCCACTACCAGATGTTTACCTAAGAAAAAAGCTCAATCTTTGTCAAAATCAGAAAGAAAATCTACAGTTGCTAAGAAAGTTAGGGGTAGTAAAAAAGGAAAACAATTTGTAAAAAATACAAAGTCCGCAAAATATCGAAAAGGAACGTATGAGAAATAATTTTTACATATTTATAATAAAATTAATCAACAGAAAAATACAAATATAATGAAAAAATCGGAATTAAAAGAAATCATCAAAAGTCAGTTTTTAGCTGAAGCTGATGACTCTAAAAAAGGAAACAGCGAAGAACAAAAACGAATGGAAGGTGCCATTCGTGATGATAGAGATCACATTAAAAATCTTGAAAAAGACATTAAAGATAACGAAGAAAAATTAGCTAAATTAAAGAAAGACTTTAAAAAAGATGTTAATGAAGCTGAGGATGTTGATGTTGAAGATAATGAAGATATTGATGTTGAAGATAATGAAGATATTGATGTAGATATTGAAGATGATGTTAACATTGATGATGAATCATCCAAATCAGAAATTGAAGTTGATTCAGAATTAGCAGGTGAAGATTCTGATGTAGCAGCTATATTAGGTCTTTTAACTAAGGCACAAGAAGAAGCTAAAGGTTTAGGAGATGAAAAACTATTAGACCAAATAGGAAATACAATTACTTATTATACTAGAGCACACGTTGTAGCTACTAATGAAGAACAAGGAATGGATCCTGAAAGATTCGTAGGTTCGGGTGGTGATGAAGTTGATTCTGATAGTATAGTTAATGTAACAAAAGACAACCCAGCTGAAGATGCTGAGATTGGATTTGCATTAGATGAGTCAATTCAAAGATTTGCTAAATTAGCAGGATTAGAAAAATAAATAAAAACAGTTATTAACAAATAAAATTTATAAAAATGGACACAAAAGAATTATTAGAAGGAATTAAAGAACAAGTATTATTAATTGAAGCAGAATTAGAAAAAACAAGTGCTGCCGCAAAGGGTAGATGTAGATCTGCTGCCAATAAAATTAAAAACTTATCTGCTGATTTCAAAAGAAACCATAAATAGGAATGAACGAGCGTAAACTGTCAAAAGCAGAACTCAAAAAGAGGGAAGATATTATCATGAATATGAAAGGTAACAAACGTGACCTTGTTAAAAAATATGGTAAAGATGCTGAGGCAGTTATGTATGGACGTGCAACTAATATGGCTAAAAAACAAACAAAAGAAATGAGAGATCCTAATTTAACAGAGTTGATTAAAGATGCATTAAAAAACCCATCAAAAGCAGATTTAAATAAGGATGGAAAGCTATCAGATTATGAAAAAACTAGGGGGGCTGCTATTGAAAAAAACATAAAAGAATTAGACTCATCAATTCCGTTGGGAAAAGATTTTACTTATGATTATGAAGATATAGGTCAATTTTATTTAGAAGGTTTTGGTAGACCACACTCATTAAATAATAGTGAATTAGAAGCATTAGGTAAGCAAATTGTTGGTAGACTATATGGTGGTAACATTAGTAAAGCCTATGATGATTTAAAAAATAAAGGTAAAATGAATGAAGTAGAATTACCTACATCAATTATCCAGAAATTTGCTAATGAAATTAAGGACCCCCAAGGATTTGCAAAAGCAATGCTTGGGATTTTTAATTCTATACAAGATAAAGAACAAAAAGATTATTCTAAAAATCAAAAATTTGGAAGAGTACTTAGTTATTTAAAAGATATAGCCGATAGTGAAGCTGAAGAAATAAATGAAGCACCAGGAACAACATTAGATTTATCTCAAGATGATATGGATAAACTTCATCAAAGTGGTAAATTAGAACTTGATGGTCATAAACTTTTATATAAAGTAAAAGAAGATATTGATTTAGGTCATGAAGATAATGAACCTGGAATGCTTAAAGCAGAGCTTTACCATATTGGTAGTTATGCTATGGAATTATATAAAATGATGGATGATTTAGAAGGTATGGGAGAAATTGATTTCCCTGCTTGGTGGCAATCAAAAATCACAACAGCTAAAAATAATATATCAGGAGCTAAACATTATCTTGAATTTGAACTTAAAGAACCTAAAATTGATGCCGTAGTTGATGTAGCTACAGACGTAGTAGATGAAGAAATAGGCCAACTAGGCACAGATGGTGATACAGGATTTCAAGCGTCATTATACACACCAAACGAATTAGGTGATGCATCAGTAGGAAGAGAATATGCATCAGGAGCATTTGAGGAAAGTAAAAAACCAATAGAAGAAGCAATGAATATGAATAAATGGCGCCGCGCCTACAACGGAAAAGCATTTGCTAAAAAAACAGTATATTTAACAGATTATAATAATAATAAAAAGAGATATACTATTTATTTTAAATATAAGGAAACACCATCTAAAGATGTTGTATCACTTAAAGAATCTCATTATGGTAATCATGAAGGTAGTGGAATGGCATTTGCAATGTCTAATTTACAAAACAAACCAGTATATCAATTTACATCTGATGATAAATTTGAGTGGGACAATGAAGAAGAATTTGATGCTTGGGTAGCAGAAGGACCTAAAGGTTTAGAAAGTTTACTAAGCTTTTTCTTAGGTGGTAGAAATGTTGATGATGCTATTAAATCTTGGTTTGACACAGGTGTTACTGATAAAAGTAAATTAAAAATAGGACCTGCAGAATATTATCCAGATGCAGCCGTAAATGAATCTACTTCTAAACATAGTTCAATAGCAGAAAAATTAGCTAAAGAGTTAAAAGAAGGTTTACCTAAAGGATTTTGGGATAAAAAAATCGATGCTAAAGATGAAGACCAAGATGGTAAAATAGATGAAGACTTAAAAGGTCTAATGGCACAGGGAGAAAAAATAGCTGCATTTGCTAATAAGCAAAGTGGGTATGAAGGGGGTGTATCTTCACCTGTAAGAGGTGTTTTAGCAGCTATGGCAGCAGCGGGTGCACCTGATTTTGATGGTGATGATGAAATGGTAAGTTATTATACTAGAAAATTAACTAAAGCTATTGAAACTCAAAAAGGTAAAAAATATATGAGTGGTTTTTCTATTGATGAATCATACGATACTTTAGTTAATAAAATTAAAAAACAAGGTAAATCTAGTAAGGCAGCTAAAGCAATTGCAGGTGCAGTAGCATCATATAAAGCAAAAGGCGGAGGTAAAGGCCCAACAGCAAAACAAAAATAACATGACATCAGCAGAATTAAGGGAAAAGATAAGATTACTTGTCCCAACTGTTGTTGGTAACAAGAAACAAGCAGAAGCAGCTGCTGTGGAATATGATGAATTAACAAAATTCCCAGAGTTAAAAGCTATTATTGTTGACTTGTTAACTCATGAATTTGATTCTTTTTTATCATCAATTGATTGGGTTGCCCCAAAACCATCAACTTTTAGAATAAATTTAAAAAATGATCAAGCTTTTTATTTAACATACTCAAGAACAAGTTGGGTAGCTCAAGTAGAAGGTAAAAGATATTACTTATTAAATCTACCAGAAGAAGAAAGAGCAACAGAAGCTATTGCACGTATTTTAAGATATGGTGTAAAGGCTGACACTGATGCTGTTGAAGGTGGTGGAGAAGATGTAGATGTGGAGGTAGATGATAACGTTGATATAGACATATAATGGATAATATAACAAAATATTTACATAAAATAGCATATAAATTTCCTAAAGGATATCCTGATATGGGTGATCCTAAAGATAAAGATATGTTATTTGAATTAATAAAAACTGTAATAGAAGCAGAAGAAGAAGTAGAAATTGATGTCAAAACATCACAACCTTCTGGGGGGTCTGAAACATATAATGATACTATTAGATATGCTATATATGGTAAAGATTACAAAGATAAACCAATTCCAAAACCTAAGAGTAAATACCCTTATAAAAATTCTACATTTAGTATAGCAGTTAGCTCTGAAGATAAAGAATTATTTACCAAACTATACCCTGTTAAACCCCCAAAAGTAGGAAAAGAAATAGGTAGTGCTGGTTCTTTAGGTGTGGGGAATGGAGAAATTGCATTATATTGGTTATATCATTTTTCAAATAGTGCTAAAGTAACAGAAGGTAGAGAAAAAGATGACCCGGATTTATACTTTAACAATCAGGGAGTAGAGGTTAAATCTTGGAGTACTGATAAAGGTTTACACGGTTTAGGAAGATTTGGAGCTGATAAAGAAAATTTATCATTACTTTCACTTATATTTGGGTTTAGTGCTCTAGTAAGTGTTTTTGATGGTGAAGGTGAATTGCCAAAAACAGTAAATCCAACTAATTTTAGAGGATTTCAACTTACGGCTGCTATGGAAAAAGTAAAAGAGTTTAAAAGCCTTTTAAATAAAAATAGTGATTTAGTAGATGAATATCCTTTATTTAAAAATATTAAATCTAATGTAGATAGAGTATACAATACATTAAATTTAGAAGATTCAGATAGCCCTCAGGATATGGGGAGAAAGATGGCAATACAACTTTTAAAACCAAAATTAGATAGAAAACCAGGAGATGGTAACCATTTAGCAAATGTAAAAGACAATGGGGATATTAAATTCTTTCAAATTAATTTTGATGAATTAAAAAATAGTGATGAATTAATGAAAGACTTTGAAGTAAAACAGAGTGCAATTAGAATTAATTTTGATAAAATTTGGGGTTAAAAAATAAAATAAAACAATATGTGTAACTGCGGATGTAATACTTGTGATACTAATAAATCAACGTTAATGTTAAATGAAAATTTAGCACCGCGTGCTATATTGTCTGAGGGTTTAAAACACCATATAGACAACGATAAACCGCTTACTGAACATTTATACCGTGCGGGTTCACGTGCTTATTTTGATTTATTTGCAGAAGCAAGATCTTTATATAGTAGAGGCATTTTAAAATTTACTAATGAAGATGATTTAGCTTTACTTACAGAAACTAATTTAGGTCATTTTGGTATGTTTGAAGGTAAAAAAGTGCCTTTAGATTTTCCTATTGAATTAAATGAGCAAATGGACATATATGATGACATTGCAAATATGGAATTTGGAATGGATTATGACCAATTAGGTGATAATGAAAAAGAATGGGTTCGTGATGAAATTGATAATATGGAAATGAATGAAGTTACCAGTTATAGTGGTTTTAATAGAAACCCAGAGGACCCAGATTCCGAACCATTTCAACCAACAGGGTCAGTATCTGAATTTAGAGAAGATTTAAGAGCATTATTTGGTAAATTTAAGGGTGATTTAAAAAATCCTGAGTTTATAAAAGGAGTAGCTCAAATAATGGTTAATTGGAAATCACTTTTAAGAAGTCAATTAAATGAATCAGATTCTAAATATCCAAATTTTGATTTAAATAAAAATATAAAATACAAAGATACATCTATTTCAAGTGGGATGTGGAGATACACAGGTCAAGAACAAGGTGGAGCAGGTGTTTATAGAAATTTAAATAATGGTCAAATATTAGCTTTTGATAGAAGTGATTTTGATATATTTAAAAATAATCTTAGCAGTCATTTTGATATAAATGAAGGAACATTTAATTCTCCTAACCATATTGCAATTTTTGATGGTCCTGATGGCATGGTAGATGTTTATAAGACACCAGAGGGTTATTATTTCCAAACTGATAATTATGATGGAGAAGCTTCTAATGCTAAAGAAGCAGCTAAATGGTTAAAAGATAATGGTTTTGTTAGATTACAAGCTGGTAGTTTAGATGAAGCTAAAAAGAAAAAAGCTAAGAAAAAAGATAATAGACCAATAGGAAAACCAATGCGTTCATCTTCAGGTGGAAAAGCTTACAAAGTATACGTTAAGGATCCTAAAACTAAAAAGATTAAAACCGTTAGATTTGGATCTGGTGGTTTAAGAGCAAAAATAAATGACTCTAAGGCCCGCGCAGCATTTGCAAAAAGACACAAATGTTCAACTAAAAAAGACAGAACTAAAGCAGGTTATTGGAGTTGTAGATTACCTAGATATGCAAAATTACTCGGACTCAAATCAAGCTTTTCTGGATTCTGGTAAACCATATATTGACTTAGAAGTTACAGATAATTATATTCTAAGACAATTTAATGAATCAATTGATCCTATAGAATTACTTTGGCATCGTGATGATGAAGACAGAGTAGTTGAAATTATAGGAGAAACTGATTGGAGTTTACAACTTGATAATTCCCTTCCATCTTCCCTTCAGGAACGTATATTTATACCTCGACATCAGTGGCATAGAGTAATCAAAGGCACTGGAAGTTTAAAACTTAAAATATATAAAAATGAACAAATGTGATTGTCAAATATGTAAGTGCGGTACTTCATGTAGTTGTACTTGTTGTAATTGTTAAATAAAATGGAAAATTTCGATTATAAAAAATATTTAGCTGAAGGTCGCTTATACGAAAACGTATTAGCTCAAAAACTTAGAGACGAAGCAAAACACCCAGACTCAAAAGTGGGTGCTGCTATATTTAACAAGTATGCTGAAAAAGTAGAAAAAGCTAAAAAAGAAGATTATGTAAAACTTATAAAAGCTATGGAAAGCGAATTAATATCTAAACACCCTGATACATTCAGTGGTGAAGATGACATTCTAGGAAGCTTTTTACGTGAGGACAAAATAAATTAAAATAAATGAATAACTTCGATTTAACAAAATATTTAGCTGAAGGTAAGCTACTAAATGAATTCGTAGGTAAAGCCTTAGAAGATAGAAATCAACCTCTTTATGATAAATTAGTAGCAGGATCTGGCAAATCAGATACTATGGAAGGTGAAATGTTAAGAGCTATTAATAGAATTGTTTATCGTTATTATAATGATGGAGATGAATACCATACAGGATATGGTACTGAAACAGCAGGACCAGCTCATTCATTTTTGGTTAATGCTAACACAGGTGTAAGATCAGCAATGAATATGATATTTAGAAATGGAACTAATTATGAAGAAACTATTGAGGATGCTTTAGAGCATATTTTATCTCATATTGAAGCTAAACAAGGTAAATACACCCCTAATACAGTAGGTGATATGTTTGATTATGAAGCTGAATTTGAAGACGATACATATGAAGAAGAAGATTATGATGATTATGATGATGATTATGATTATTAATTAAAATAATATATTTATAATAAAAAATAATAAAACATGAAATATCACATATTTAGTGGATTGTACGTAGATGGAGCAGACTTTCAAACTGGCACGGGGATAGGCCTTTGGTGTAATTTTAATGATAATTCAGGACTATACACAGTAGACCAAGAACAAAATTTTGTAATAGACACACCAAATTTTCTAAATAATTCTTCTATAGGAGGTAGCCTTAATATAGATAATGAAATGTGTGGATCAGCACCTATACAAGCAGGTACTAATTCCCAATTCCAAGGCCCCGCAGATGGTCTCCCAACTACTTTTCCTGTAGGAAAAAGTAGATTTGCAATAGGAGCAGTTGACCTTGATGAATATGTAAGCCAGGGGGGCACTTTATCTCCATCTGATTGGTCAAATAATTTTGCTCAAATAGGATTTAGAGGAAATGCCAACCCATTAACAGTTTCAAAACTTCCAGGACAAGTTATTCCAAGTACAGATCATTATAATGTAATAGTTGCTGGAAACGAACCCTTAGGATTAAATACAAACGATGCAGGTGGAAGAGTACATTGGGATGTTGCTACCGGTACTTTAGGTCAATTTGTTAGTAAAATATTAGGTATAAAAATTGGAGAAGTTGGTGGAGCGGGAAGTATAGGAACTGTAGTTCCTTCAACTTCCGATGAATTAGCTGCTGGTGTTTTATTACTATCAGGGTATGGAATTTTAAAAAATGATGCACTAGCATTTGCAACAGAACCCCAACCATAATACAATAAACTTACAGCTCGATTCATAGCCGAGCGATTATATAAAAATAAATTTAGAGATCTGTGGCCTCCATTTGGAGGTCACATTTTTTTTTCGTATATTAATAACAAATAAAATTTAAGTCTAGATGAATAAAAACATAGTAATGGTTGGAGCCGGGGTAGCAAATGTAAATGCTGCTACTAAGCTAGTAGATGAAGGTTATAATGGTAAAATTACCATTATTGATATGGGTAAAGACCCTTATTTAAGACCCTATGAAGAAGTAATGACAGGATTTTTAGGTGCAGGAGGTTGGTCTGATGGTAAATTAACTTACCATACTTCAATTGGAGGACAATTATCTAAATATTGTGGGGAAGAAAAAGCAATGGAATTATTTGATCAGGTGATAGATAATTTTAAACGTTTCCACCCCAAACCAGAGGAAGTACAATGTTCAAATCCAATTGCAGAACCAGATTTTATTAAACCCTATTTTGGTTTACGTTTATTCCCTGTATGGCACGTTGGTACAGATTACCTACACGAAATTGGAAAAAATTGGTATGATTATCTAGTATCTAAAGGTGTTAAATTTGAATGGGAAGCTAAGGTAACTTCAATTGATTTTGAAAACCAAACAGGAACTGTAATAGTACTACAATCTGATCTAACACATACATTTGAATATGACCGTCTAATATTTGGTGTAGGTAAATCAGGTATTGACTTTGGTAAACAATTAGCTGAAAAATATGAACTACCAACTGAACCAAAACCAGTACAAATTGGTGTCCGATTTGAAGCACCACAAAAACACTTTCAAAAACTTATTGATGTAAGCTATGATTTCAAATTGTATCGTAAATTCGAAGACAAAGGAGTATCATTACGTTCATTCTGTACTAACAACAACGCAGCTTATGTTGCCGTTGAGCAAACGTATGGGGATGTTAGCTACAATGGACACGCTAAAAAAGGAGAAGAACATAGAAACAATATGACCAATTTTGGCATATTAATGGAAATTCAAGGTATTGATGAACCTTTTACCTGGTCAAGAGAATTAGTTAAAGCTGTAAATGAAACTTGGTTTGATAATAGTAAAGGCCAAGGTAGATTTGCTCGTAAGACTCATACAGGTTTATATTATTCACCTACTCGTGAAGCAGGAATGACAAGTGAAGGTATAAAAGTTGATGCTATGCCTATTAAATCATTAGATCAAGTTAAAGATGCATTTCAAGGTTATTATGATTACATAGAAGATTTTATTGAAGATATGAAAAAAGTATTCCCAACACTTAAAGATGATTGGGGTATTTATGTACCTGAAGTAAAATATTTGTCACCTGAACCATTAGTTAACTATAATGATTTAAGTTTAACTACATACCCTAATGTACATTTTGTAGGTGATGCTTTAAGTGCAAGAGGCATTACAGTATCAGGTGCTCAAGGGACATTAGTAGCAGAACAAATTGTAAATGACCAAAAAGAAATAAATGATTTTTTAGAATGGGCTGATAAACCTGGACCTTGGTCTGAAGAAGATAATAAAATACATACTATAGGAGGATTAACAATGCCTAAAAAAAATACTAATAAATTAAATAAATAAAAATTATGAGCAGTAAATTTTATGAAGAAAAAGTAATTAAATATAAAGGAGCTAGACATTATTTAATTAGATTAGAAGGTGAAGAACATTTTAAACATCACAGATACGATTCACCAGCAATAGTACCTATCAATAAACAATCAGAGTTTAAAAGGGGATACTTTTTAAGTGGGATTGAATATTCTGAGGAAGAGTTTAAGGATATAATGAAGGAAAGAGAAGGTTTACCTTGGTACAAAACATCAGCTGGGAAGGGAACATCAAGACATTAATATGAGAGACCACACATTAGAAGCAATGCCTTATAAAGGAGAAATTCATGAAAAAGCATGGGGTCATGAGTTATGGATAATTAATAATGAATTCTATTGCGGTAAGTTATTAGTATTTAAAAAGGATAAATCATTTTCAATGCATTATCATTTATTAAAAGATGAAGCATGGTACATCTCTAAAGGAAAATTTTTGTACAAATATATTGATACTGAGGATGCTGAGTATAAATCAATTGAAGTAACAGAAGGAGATTGTATACATTTAATGCCAGGACAGCCTCACCAAATGTTGGCTCTCGAAGAAGGAAGTTGTATATTTGAAGTATCAACACAGCACTTTGATAGTGATAGTTATAGAATAGGAATGGGATCTTCACAGTTAGATCCAAAAAACTTACCATTTTAATTATGAGTATTAGAAAAAAATATAAACAGGAAGACCAAGAATTAGCAGCTTCTTTACAGGAAATAAACATAAATACAGCGATATTAGAAATAAAATTATTGGGTTTATCTAAAATAAAAGATAATTTATTATATGAGTGTAGATATGTTGATAGAGGAACAATTAAAACAGTGCCGATTATAGCACAAGATGTTACTCAAGCAATAGCTAAGTTAGATCCCTATGTAGAATCAGCAATCCCCGAAAACGTATTAAAAATAATGTTGGGCACAGAAAGATATAGTATATAATGATAAGAAACGGTAAACAATTTTATACAAAAGATGGAAAATTAATAGATATGTCAAGCTGGGATGTTAGTAAAGGACATCAAGATGTAGGTATTAATTATGGCTGGGAAGGTGCTATGGCTTGGGGGAATTTAATCCATGATGAGTTAAATAAATATGGACCTGGTGTTCAACCCGGTGATGTTTATTTAGATTTAGGAGCAAATATAGGACTATCAGCTTTAAGAGCAGAATTATCAGGGGCCTCTAAATTATATTGCATTGAACCTGACCCAGGAGTATACGAGGCATTAGAAATGAATAAATCAGATAAATGGGAGAATTTTAATTTAGCAATTGCAGACTATGATGGAGAAATAGACATACCCAAATGGCCTGATTGGTGGGATAATGTTTCACGTCCTTGTATTACTTTAGAAAATTTTATGTATTCTAATAAAATTACACATATTGATTATATGAAAGTTGATATTGAGGGACATGAAATTAAAATTTTACCCCAAATTCCAAAAGCTATATATGATAAAATTTCAAAAATTTTTATTGAATATCATGAGGATACTACAATTTCACCAGAAGATAGAGATAAAAAAAGATTAGAATTTGNAAAATCAATAATATCAAAAGGATATAATAATCACTTTGTTGAAGTTGGATATCATCAAAGTTTTATTTATATTTGGAAATAAAATAAATAAGTTATGAAAATAGGTTTTTGTGGAACAATGTCAGTAGGTAAAACAACTTTAGTTAATGCTTTATCTGAACTACCAGAATTAAAAAATTATAAATTTAGAACAGAACGTTCTAAATATCTTATGGAAATGGGAATCCCATTAAACACAGATAGTACCGTAAAAGGCCAGTCTGTATTTTTAGCTGAAAGAGCTAGTGAACTAATGCAAAATAATATTATAACAGATAGAACTATTATTGATGTGATGGCGTTTGCTAAATGTTCTAAGTCTATGAATTACATGGAAGCAGATGATTTTTGCTCATTTGCTAGTAATATGTTAGATGAATATGATTATATATTTTATGTTTCACCTGAAGGTGTTGATATAGAAAATAATGGTGTTAGAGAAACTAATGCTGAATATAGAAAATTAATTGACCAAAACATACAGCTTTTAATTATTAAGTACAGACATAAGATAAAAAACTTAATTGAAATAAAAGGTTCAACAGAGGAACGTATAAAGTTAGTTAAACAGTCAATTTCTTTGTGATATTTATAACAAAAATACTCTAATGAAGAAATCAGAATTAAAAGCATCAATTAAAGAAGAAATCCTTGAACTATTAGAAGCAGAATCTGCAGATGAAATTAGTGCTAAAGCCGATGCACAGGCTGACCTAAATAAGGAATTAGAAAAAACTCAAGACCTTATGAAAGAAGAAGATGAAGATGATGAGGATGTAATGGATAAGAAAGCTATAAAAGGAGCTAAAAAAGGAGACTCAGTATCTAAATTAGCATCAAAACTTCAACAAACATCTGCTGAAATGAAAAAAGTAGTAAAAAAGTGGAAAAATGCTGAAGGTTCTGAAAAACAAAAACTTACGGATCGTCTAAGAGAATTAACTAAAATTAAAAAAGAACTTGAAGGTCTTCTTTAAAAATATCCAATTTCTACTTATTGTAGTTTTAGTTGTACTCCTTTTATTACAAAGGAGTTGTACTTCTGATCCAACTATTATTGAACCTACGATTATAACAAAGGTTGAAACTAAATGGGATACTATTACTATTAACAAGATAGAATATGTACCTAAATGGGTAGAAAAAATAGTAACAGTATATGAAAATGATACTATTATAATAAATACTCCTATAGATACATTAGAAGTATTAAAAGAATACTATGCCAAAAATGTTTATGTAGATAAAATTGTATTGGATTCTTTAGGGGTTGTAACTGTAACAGATACAATTTCCCAAAATAGAATATTTTCAAGACAAATAAAATCAGATATACTAATCCCTACAAAAACACTAACTCAAGAGATTTATTTAAATAATAGAGAATTTTATTGGGGTTTAAATATAGCAGGTAGATCATCACAAATTAATTATTTAGGTGGGGGAATATTATACAAATCAAAAAGAAAAAACATATATGGTTTAGGGATAGGTGTTAATGAAAACTTTGAACCTATTATATCAGGTAGTTATTATATGAAAATAGGTAAAAAATAAATGGCTGAAGATTTAAAAAAAATAATAAGACAAGAATATATGAAATGTGCTCAAGACCCAGCTCATTTTATGAAAAAATACTGTTTTATTCAACACCCTCAAAGAGGTAGAATCCAGTTTAATTTATATCCTTTTCAAGAAAAAACTTTACATTTAGTTAGAGATAATCCTTATTCAATAATATTAAAGTCAAGACAATTAGGAATATCAACCCTATCAGCCGGTTATTCTTTATGGTTAATGTTGTTTCATAAGGATAAAAACGTGTTATGTATAGCGACTAAACAAGAAACAGCGCGTAACATGGTTACTAAGGTAAAATTCATGTATGACAATTTACCATCATGGTTATCTATAAAAGCAGAAGAAAATAACAAACTATCACTTAGATTAAATAATGGATCTATAATTAAGGCAACATCAGCTAGTAGTGATGCTGGTAGATCAGAAGCAGTATCTTTACTATTAATAGATGAAGCAGCCTTTATTGATAATATTGGTGAGATTTGGGCATCAGCTCAACAAACACTAGCAACTGGTGGGGGTGCTATAGTATTAAGTACTCCCTATGGTACCGGAAATTGGTTCCATAAAACTTGGGTTAATGCAGAAGCTAATGAAAATCAATTTATACCTATTAAATTACCTTGGTTTGTCCACCCTGAAAGAAACCAGGAGTGGAGAGATAACCAAAATGAATTATTAGGAGATCCTAGAATGGCAGCTCAAGAGTGTGATTGTGATTTTAGTACATCAGGTGATATTGTATTTTACAATGAATGGATTGAGTTTTTAAATGAAACTACTATTAAAGAGCCTATGGAAAGAAGAGGAGTAGACCAAAATTTATGGGTTTGGGAATCTGCTGATTATTCTAGAGAATATATGGTTGTAGCAGATGTTGCACGGGGTGATGGTAAAGATTATTCAGCCTGCCATGTAATGGATATAGCTACAAATACACAAGTAGCAGAATATAAAGGACAAATGCCCCCTAAAGAATTTGGATATTTTTTAACAGGTTTATCTACAGAATATAATAATGCTATGTTAGTAGTAGAAAATGCTAATATAGGGTGGGCAACCTTAGATGCGATACAAGAAAGAGGATATAAAAATTTATACCAATCCCCCAAATCCGATGCCTTAACGGCTGAGTCATTTTTAAGAGTATTTGAAGGAAATTCAGAGATGGTACCTGGGTTTACAATGTCAATGAGAACAAGACCTCTTTGTATTAATAAATTTAGAGAATTTGTAGGAGATAAATCTGTGGTAATTAGGTCAAAACGTTTAATAGAAGAAATGAAGGTATTTATCTGGAAAAACGGAAGACCAGAAGCTCAAACTGGTTATAACGATGACTTGGTTATGTCATTTGGGATTGGTATGTTTCTACGAGACACATCATTAAAATTCCAACAGCAGAGTTTAGATATGACAAGGGCAACATTAGGTAGTGTAAAATCTAATAAAGTAACATATAGTGGAGGACATTCAGCAAACAATTCAATTGAAAATCCATATGAGATGAAAATAAATGGTAAGTCTCATGATATAGGATGGTTATTATAATATTTATAAATAAATAAAATGGCAGATACAGGTTTATTCCCAAGATTAAGAAGGTTATTTTCTACAGACGTAATAATTCGTAATGTAGGGGGCAGCCAACTTAAAGTTTTCGATGTTAACAAAATCCAGCAAAGTGGAGAAATTGAAACAAACACACTAGTAGATAGATTTAATAGAATCTATTCAAATTCTTCAACATCACTATATGGTCAACAAGCTGGTTTTAACTACCAGTATTTAAGACCTATGCTATACTCAGAATATGATGCAATGGATACAGATGCTATTGTTGCATCTGCTTTAGATATTATAGCTGATGAGTCTACCCTTAAAAATGATATGGGTGAAGTGCTACAAATTAAATCTTCTGATGAAGACATCCAAAAAATATTATATAATTTATTTTATGATGTTTTAAATATTGAATTTAATCTTTGGCCTTGGGTTAGAAATTTAGCTAAATATGGAGATTTTTTCTTAAAATTAGAAATAGCTGAAAAGTATGGAGTATATAATGTAATACCTTATACTGCTTTCCATATTGAAAGAATGGAGGGAGATGGTGAAAACCCAACTGAAGTTAAATTTAGATTTGACCCAGAAGGAGTATCAGCATCAGATTATGGTATGATGAGTGTACCAAATGCGGGAGTTAATAATTCCCGCTCTATTATATTTGACAACTATGAAATGGCTCATTTTCGTCTATTAACAGATATGAACTTTTTACCTTATGGTAGATCATATATAGAGCCTGCTCGTAAATTATTTAAACAGTATGTTTTAATGGAAGATGCTATGTTAATTCATAGAATTGTTCGTGCACCTGAAAAACGTATCTTTTATATGAATGTTGGGTCAATTCCTCCAAATGAGGTAGATGCCTTTATGGAAAAAACATTAAGTAAACTTAAACGTACTCCTCACGTAGATGAGAAAACTGGAGAGTATAACTTAAGATACAACATGCAAAACCTTTTAGAAGATTATTATATTCCTGTTAGAGGTAATGATTCAAGTACTAAAATTGAAAGTGCAAACGGGTTACAATGGGATGGGATTGCTGATGTTGAATATTTAAGAGATAAATTATTTGCTGCCTTAAAAGTACCAAAAGCATTTTTAGGGTATGATGAAAATACGGATGGTAAAGCAACACTAGCAGCTCAAGATATTAGATTTGCACGTACTATTGAAAGAATACAAAGAATTATAGTATCAGAATTATATAAAATAGGATTAGTCCATTTATACACTCAGGGCTATAGAGATGAACAATTAGCTAATTTTGAATTATCATTAACTACCCCATCAATTATATATGATCAAGAAAGGGTAGCATTAATGAAAGAAAAAATGGATTTAGCAGCTCAAATGACTGAAACTAATTTATTTCCTTCTGATTTCATTTACGACCATTTATTCCATTTAAGTGAAGACCAATATGATGATTTTAGAGATTTGATTAGAGAAGATGCTAAACGTAAATTTAGAATAGACCAAATAGAAGCAGAAGGTAATGATCCTGTTGAAACTGGCAAATCATATGGTACACCTCATGATTTAGCTTCACTATATGGTAAGGGTAGAATGTATTCAAACCCAGGTGATGTTCCTAAACCTGAAACATATGATAAAGATGGAGATAAAGATGTATTAGGTAGACCAAAAGAAAAAGCTTCTAAAAGAAACACACAAGATGATAATTTTGGTAAAGATAGATTAGGTGCTAAAGGTATAAAAAAGGATTATAATGATACAAATAAAAGTGGTATGGCTTTAGAAAATAATAGCCACTTTGCAAAGCATCAATCCATGTTAAAATCTATCCCTACAGGTAAAAAGTTAGTATTTGAAGATAAACCCGCAAAAAGTTCGCTTCTTGACGAGTCAAATATTAAGGAACAATAATTTTAGTATATTTATAAAAAAATATTGATTGATGTATATAAAACATTCAAAATTCAGGAATACAGGCATTTTATTCGAGGTAATAGTAAGAAAAATTACATCAGAAACCCTGTCAGGAAAAGATTCACCAGCTATTAACATTCTAAAATCCCACTTTGTAAATACTGAGTTAGGGAAAGAATATAAATTGTATGAAACTATATTTAAATCTAAAAATCTAGATAGTACTAGAGCTAGTACAGTTTTAGATACCATATTAGAATCTTCAAAAAGACTTAATAGAACTAGGATTAGAAAAGAAAAATACAATCTTATAAAAGAACTTAAAGCTCACTATAATGTTGAAGATTTATTTAAAACAAAACTTAATGATTATAAAGCACAGGCTTCATTGTATACTTTATTAGAAACATACAACACAGAAAAATTAATAGACCCAAATCAAATTATAGATAATAAAGTTACACTATTAGAATATTTAACATCTAAAGATATAAATAGAGATAATGTTAAAGAAGATGTAATTGAAGAGTTTAAATCTCAAGATAAAGATATTCGTACATTAACATATTATGTATTACTAGAAAAATTTAATGATAAATACTCAACATTAAACCCTAGACAAAAGAATATTCTTAAAGAATTTATTGAGTCTGTAGATAACACACCATCATTAAAAGAATTTTATAATAAAGAAGTTCTTTTTATTAAAGAATCAATTAAATCTCAAATTGCTAAAACAGAAAGTAAAGTAATTAAGATTAAATTAAATGAAGTTAATTCTTTGATTAGTGAGTTAAATAAAAAAACAACCATTAAAAGTGATCACTTAGTTGATTTGTTACAATACCATTCATTAATAGAAGAATTAACAAAATCAAATGGATAGCATAGTAGAAAAAATAATTGGCTTGATAAAAGAAGTTAAAAGAAAAGATATTGATCCAAAATTAATAACTTGGATTGAAGATAGATATGGTCCTTGGGATGATAGAGATTTTATATCTGATGATGGTGATACTTATTTTAAAACAGATGCTGATTATGAATCTGAAGGAGGTGGAATTTCACATAAAATAGTTAAATTGCCTTCATTTTCAGTATTAATCAAACAATTAAAAGCAACTAGGGATGCTGCTAATGAATTAGTTAAAGGTGAATCTGTAAGAGATGATGAGATATTAAGAGATATATCTAATGAATTAAAAAGAGAATTTAATAGATTTAGAACTCATTTAAGAAAAGAATACCCAGCATTTTATGCTCAATTAAAATCTCAACTTACTAAAGAAGAATTAGAGGAAATGTCTACAACTGGCGGTGGAGCAGGTGCTGCTTCATTTACCCCGGGTACAGGAATGCAATATGCAACCCCATATGCTTTTAAAAAAGCTAAAAAAGCAGTGCAAAAAGAAGCATTACAACTAGTACATGTTTACGATAAAGATGGTAAAATGTATGGTACTGGATCAGTTGAAAAGGTAGAAGGGGATAAAACGACAGTTCGTTTTGATGGTAGTACAGTTAAAATATTTCCTAGCAATAGAGTAAAACTAGTAAAAGAGGATATTGGAGCAACATTAGGCCCAGGACCTAAAGCAGGTCCAGAAGGAGTAAAAGATAATGCATACGTAAAACAATTTAAATATAGTTTAGTACCTAAGAAAATAAAAGGATCTGGTTTAGAAGTTAAGCAGTTATTTGAAGCTGATGATGTAAAATCATTCCAACAAGAAAGAATAGCTGCTTTTGATGTAATTGAACAACAACTTAATGATATTTATAAGATGTTAAGCAATGCTAAAAATGAAACAGGGGATTATTACACAGAAAACCCTACATCATTTTCAGTTATAAAACCAACAGATCTAGTATTAGATTATATAAAAGATATAAAAGACTTATTAAAAGGAGAATAAATGAAAACATTACAAGAACAATACAACCAAATTAAAAAGGGAAAAGGCAGTAAGCATATTTTCCTTAAAGAAGTTAAAGCTAAATATCCTAATTTAGTACGTAATGCTGCAGGATTTGATGAAGCATCATCTGCTCTAATTGGTAGAAGCATTATAGCTGAAAACCTTTATGTAGGAACAGGAAACACTAAAAAACCAGACTGGTTTAAACTTTTTGATGACAACATGAACTTAATCTCTGAGGAAGAAGCTAAAGCTATAGAAAAAAAGGTAACAAAAGGAGTAACTGATTTACAAGCACCTGATAAAGGATACGATTATAAAGATGATAAAATGCTTAATAATGTATCTGGTGAGCAATTTCGTCAAGGATATTTTACAGAACTTACTTGTGTATCTAATAAAGACAAAACTAAGGAAGAATTAATAGATTTAGTTATTAAAAATATTGATAAAAACCCCCTATATTATATTGAGGAAGCTCAATTTGGCATTAAAGGGATAGGATATACTGAAGATGCACCCGCTTTAGGTAAAGGTAAAATGGTTAAAGATCCGGGTGTTGGTGGTGGATATGGTGAAGCTACAAAAAAAGACTTCCCAGAAGGTGAAGTAGGTACTGGTTATTTAGAAATTAAAGAAAACAAAATGATATCATTATTAAACTTATTAGAAAATAGTCCTTTAGGTGAAAAACCAAAGGCAAAAGTAAAAAAGAAAGTAAAAAAAGAAACAACAGATAGCAAATTAGCCGAGATTGAAAATAATGGTAGAATTGCTACTCTTGAGTTACAAATTAATGCCTTAGATGAAATCATTGAAAGTAAAAATGATAGAATTTCTATGGTATCCGAAGATGAAAGTTTATCTGAATTAGTAGATAAGAAAAAAATGAAAGAAATGCAACGTGAAGTAAAAGTTCTTGAAAAGAAAAAAGCGGGCATGGAGAAAATGTATGAAAAGATGTGTGGTAAATCATACAAAAAAGTAGTTACTGAAATGGATCCTGAAGCATGGAAAAGACAAAATGGTCAAGATGCTGATTGGGCACCAAGAAATGAAGAAAGTAATGCTAACAGTAATGAAGGATCTAACGAAAATTCAAACGAAAATTCAAACGATAATAAAGAATCATATTCAGGATTATCAAAATTTAGAACTGCATAAAACATATTATGAGTCAATTACTAATAGAAACACACGTATTTAAACCTAAGGGAGTCATTTTAAATGAATCACGCTCAAAACGAGGTTTACCCTTAGTTGAAGGAATATTAGCTACTGCTGAAGTAAAAAACGGTAATGGTAGGTATTATTCTAAAGAATTGTGGGATAGAGAAATTGACAAATATAGAGTATTAGTTGATGAAAATAGAGCAATGGGAGAATTAGACCACCCAGAATCCTCAGTAATAAATTTACAGAATGTATCACATAATATTTCTGAAATGTGGTGGGATGGAGATAATGTAATGGGTAAAATAGAAATTTTACCTACACCAAATGGTAATATACTCAAAGCATTAGTTGAAAGTGGGATTACAGTAGGTGTGTCTTCAAGAGGAATGGGTTCATTAGAACAAAAAGGTGAATTAATGGAAGTTCAAGATGACTTTGAATTATTATGTTGGGATTTTGTCTCAACACCATCTAACCCAGACTCATTTATGCATTTAGTAAGAGAAAATAAAGAATTTAAATCACAAGATAAATATAAAAACGTAAATAATATATTAGGTGAAATATTATGTTCATACGGACATTGCCCTATATTATAGCTTAACAATACAACCCCTGATTCCTAGAAGAGGCGCACTCATTTTTTTGATGCGCCTTTTCGACTTTTATACCTTTGCATATACGTATAATTGATAATATGTCATTTCTCATATGACATCAATAATTTTTTATTATAACCCCCATTACGTTTCTTAATAAACGTAGTTTCCCAACAAAAAATTTAGGAAAATGAATAGAAACTTTTTACAAGAGGCTATCGCCGATGCTAAAGCAGTCAAAGAATCTGCAATAGCAAATGCTAAAGTCGCATTAGAAGAAGCTTTCTCACCTCAAGTTCAAGCCATGTTTGCTAGTAAACTAGAAGAAATGGAAAAAGACGAAGAAGTGAATGAAGCTTATGATGATGTAGATGAAGCAAAAGATGATGAAATTTCAGAAAAGAAAGAGTACATGACCAAAAAGGAAAAGCGCGAAGGTGACGATCGTAAGTCTGATAATAAGGCTGAGACTGAAACTGAAAAAATGCGTAAAATCAAAGAGGAAGAAGAAATGGACTTAGACGAAATTTTAGCAGAGTTAGAAAAAGATGAAGATCTTAAAGAAAATGCTCGTACAGACGCTGAAGAAGAAGGCTACAAGGACGGTATGAAGGACGAAAAAGAGGACTTGAAAGAGGACGAACGTACGGATGCTGAAGAAGAAGGCTA